TGACACTTTGGTAATTGGAGGGTTTTATTTATATGATTTAAAAAAAATATCAAATGATGACGACATAAAGAAGTATTTAATAAAACCACTTAAATTAAGAATGTCAGAATATTCCGTTTGCTACGTAACACGAGCCAAAGAAAGACCGGCTGAATGCAGCAGTGAAGAAACAAAACCCGAAACAATAAATCAAAGGAGAAAAAGACACGGTTTCAACCCTATGCCTAACGGTCTTGATCCGCTGCCTATAAGTAAAACAATCGAAAAAGAAATAGAAATACTTATTGATGTACATTATACGCTATATGATGAATACCCGAATGTTTTGTACGTTGGGGAAAATTATAAAGATGCACTGCTGCAAAGTGATTTGATAAAAACTCCTCTGGTAGGCCCAAAGGTTTTGGACGGAGCTATGATAATTGTCAAAAACATAAGACTTATTGTTAAAGAACAAACAGGAGAAAATATGTTTGTTTCTAATCTTTTAAAAAATTCGACTGTAGAGCCAAAAATAGATGAAATTAACCGCAAGCTTCATTCTGCTATGACCTTAATAGGTCAGGCTATGGAGTTATTAAATGATTTGTAAAAAAGAAAGGCCCCTATTGAGGGGCCGTTTCTATTTGCCATATTCCGCCTATTTCCTGCATAGGGGTGGGGTCCGGGACTTTTAAGGCAAGCAGTGCGTCAAATTTACGCCTTAATGTCGGGCTAAAAATGTAAGCTTGATCGTTTTTTGTTGTCCAGTAATCAGCCCCTTTTTTTAACTTTGTTCTAAAATCCATAAGAAACCTCCTTAATACTTAACTCTAAATTCAAGTTCTGAGCCTTTTGGTAGTATGGCTACAGCAAGAGTACAAGTTGAAAGCCAAATTGAATCTTTATTGAAATCACTTAAATCCATAACTTCAAATTGATCAGACCTTAACGATCTCATTACAATATGTCCTTTACTAGGCGGAATTGTATTTTGATTATGTTGTATATTCAAAACAATTCCCGTTTGTCCCGGTTGCATATTTTTAATTTCTATTATTTGCATCCCGTATTTTTTACAAGTATTCTCATCCTGCAAATTATCAATCAGAACACCGTTAAATTTGACTTTTACTTCTGTTTCCATAAAGAACCTCCTGTAATTAGTTATTGCGGCAATAGTTCAAGCTTGTCTTATTTTTGTCAATGTTTTTTCTATTTTTTTGTTGACAAAAACATGATAAGATATTATTTTGTAATAAAATAAGGATAAGGAGGTTTGAGTTATGAAATTAAAAAAGAAAAAACCAAAAACAACATTTTTTGTAAACAAAGATGAAGTTGACACACGGTATCCATTCAACGATCTTTTGGAAATGACTAAAAATACCGGATGCAAAGTTATTATCCGGGGATTCGCCACTTTGTGCGGCGGGGGAGTTATCAAATTACATGGGTGAAATAATAAATCCTTTTCCGAATAAAAAATATAATATAATTTATGCAGATCCGCCGTGGTCATATAAAGATAAAGCAAAAGCGGGGAACCGGGGGGCTGCCTTCAAATATCCAACACAATCAAAGGATTGGATTGACAACTTGCCTGTTAAAAATATAGCAGAAGATGACTGCGCTTTATTTCTATGGGTAACTATGCCGAAATTAAATGAATGTTGGCAGTTAATCGAAAAATGGGGCTTTGAATATAAAACATCGGCTTTCACGTGGATAAAGAAAAATAAGAAAGCAAATTCCTTTTTTTGGGGAATGGGAAGTTTTACAAGAGCAAATGCAGAGCTTTGTTTAATTGCAACAAGGGGCAAGCCTAAAAGGATAAGTGCCGCTGTTCACTCTGTAATATATAGCCCTATTGAGAAACACAGCAAAAAACCCGATGAAGCCCGAAAAAGAATAGTTGAACTGATGGGAGATATACCCAGGATCGAATTATTCGCAAGAGAAAAGGTCGAAGGCTGGGACGTTTGGGGAAATGAGGTGTAAAAGATATGACATGTTACAAATGCAGTACAAAAATGACAAAAAATGAAGAGAAAAGCAGCGGTAAAAAAGTAATATACGACTGCAAAAAGTGCGGTTTAGAAACCACAGTGTGGAAATAGATAAGAAAAGGGTGATTTTATGAATATAATAAACTACTTAAAAGGCAAAAAAAAAGTTTTTGATAATGGATTTAAAAACGGATCTGAAATTACAGCCCGACAATATCAAAAAAAAATTTCTGAAATAGAAAAAAAATTTTTAAAAGAGCAGAAAAAAAAAGATAATGAGATAAAAAAACTCAAAAATCATGTAAAAAAAATTGATAAAAATCTTGACGGCTATATACATTTAGTTGATGAGATGAATAACGCCTTATATAAGGCAAAAGACCACTCAATACAGGTTTTGAAAGAATTGTATAAAAAACAACAACCTATATTAAGTCATACTGAACAAATAACACATCTGCATAGACGGTTAAACAAAAAAACCAAAAAAACTAAGAAAATAACGTCCAAAGGGGGGTGATATGGATTATTTAATAATTTATATAATCGGCTTAATATCAGGATTTTTTTTAAGAAAATATCTGTTTAAAAATAAAACAACCAAAAAATTTGATGTTAAAAACGTCAAAACAGGAGAGCTCAATGGATAAACGCAACCGAGACGCAAACAAAAGACACCGCAAAAAGGAGGGGGAGGCTTATTTTTCCGCAACCCTAATGCTGGATCAGGCAATTGTTGACAGAATTGCTGTGGAGGCCCCGAAACGAGAGGACAATAACGCTTCCGCATTAATTGAGGAGGTAGTCACTGAGAACATTCACCTCATGCAAGAGGTCTATTCATGCCGAAGACGCCAGAAAAAAGGCTCTGGACTTGTAAAAAAGACATATACATTATCTGAAAGTTTCATAGAGATAATAAACAAGACAGGGAGTAGAAACCTTGCTGTCTGTGATGTTTTGAATCAGGCTTGGGGCTTAGGGCTTGATCTGCCTCTTACTATGCCTACAGAAGAGCCGGAAACAGAGCCCAAAAAAGCAAAAAAAGAAAAAAAGGTGAAGCGAAAAAAATTTTTTAAATAAATTATAGGTGAAATGATTGGAAAAATACATCAATTGCTATATTAATCAAGGATTAAAAATTTTTGCCTGTAATAGAGAAAAAAAACCGGTCACGAACTTAGGGTTTTATGATGCAACAACCGATTTAAACGTTTTAAAGGGTCAATTTCAAAGGACTTCAAACCCTTTGATCGGACTTCCGACGGGAAATATGAACGGGATTGTGGTTATTGATTTTGATATAAACAAACCTATTGATATATCAGACAAAAATAGTCCCATAGATCCCCGAAGCGTTGAAGAGTTAAAAGAAGCGGTTGAAGCGGACTTCGGCCCCCTGCCGGAGACATACATGGTTCAAACACCGTCCGGAGGCATTCACTACTATTACAGGTTAAAAGAAACGACAAAACTGTCATCAAAGGCCCGGTTTTTAGACAGAACATTGCCGGTAGATATTAGGGCAAATGGGGGCTATGTGTGCGCTCCTGATGGGGTTAGTGGATACGAAGTTTATGATGATGTAAATGGTCTTGGGATACTGGATTTATATCACAGGTGCACTGTTATGCCTGATTGGATAGAGGCTTATAAAAAGCCCCCGTCTGAGGCAATAGAACCGGCATCGGGGGTAATCTTGCCGGAGGCTGAACGTATTGAGATAAGATCAGCACTACAGGCGATCCCTTCCGACGATAGGGATTTATGGGTTAATATAGGAACAGCCCTTAAAAATACCGGGTGTCCCTCTGCAAAACCCCTGTGGGTTGAGTGGTCCAGCAAGTCGGACCAATATGATCCGAATGATATTGAAAGACGTTGGAAAGGACTGAAACCACGTGGGGACATTACACTCGGGACCATTTTTTACATTGCAGAGAAGCAGTATGGTTGGGTCTCTACGCTCAAAAAAAATGAAAGTCAAAATGTTATTTCCGGGAAAACACCTGCTGTTTCGGACAATAATGTTTATGTTGTCACAGAAGACCATTTTGACGCATTAGAGCGGTCTAAGGCCCGGATTGAGTACCATATGCCGGATAGAAAGCCTTTTTTAAAGGAATTGCTCAATCCTGGGGGGTTGGTGGGGGATTTAATCGATTATATCAACATGCAGTCTATTAAACCGCAGCCCATTCTTGCGCTGGGTGCAGCTCTAACAGCGGTCGGATGTCTTGCTGGGCGGAAAGTACAGACAAAGACAGGCCTTGCTCCAAACTTGTATACAATGGGAGTGGGAGCGCAGTCTTGCGGCAAGGACTTTGCACGGAAGGTAATTAAAAGATGTTTTAAGGATGCCGGATGTGAAATGATGGCCGCAAATGAGAATGTAGCCTCTGATAGTGCGATCAATACGGCGCTTACTGTAGAGCAATCCACACTGCTGTTGATGGATGAGATAGGGCATTTTTTCAAGAGTACGAACAAAGTACGGCAGCAGGCGTCTTATAGAGTTAATATTGTCCCTACATTGTTAACATTGTTTTCAAGTTCGGATCAGGTTTATTACGGTAAAACTTATGCAGACAAAGAAAACCAAATTGTAATAGACCGCCCTTGTTTATGCCTTTACGGAACAACGGTCCCGGATACGCTATACAAGGGGCTTAGCCCGGAAAATATCAGGGATGGTTTGTTATCAAGGATGCTAATATTTGAGTCAGAGAATGAAGATCCGCCGGAGCAGGATATTGATATAAGAAGACTGCCCCCGTCGTCTTTGTTGACACAAATAAAAGTGTTATCTAAAAAACCAATTAATTGTGATCCTCAAGGCAATATTGATCATACTAATTGCAATCCACTGATAGTAGAGGAGACACCAGCGGCAGCAGGGCTTTTAAAGGAGTTCAAGATGTATATATCAAAATTCAGGGCCGAATTGAGGGAGGATGGTCGAAATAATGAGCTTTATGGAAGGGCTCCCATGATGGTCATGAAGATTGCGTTAATTTTAGCAACCGGAAAGGATATTGATCAGCCTATTATAACGGAAACTGAAATCGAGTATAGTATAAAATTAATTAAGTATCTTACTGACAATATGATGTATATAACTGAAAACTATATTTCAGATAATGAATATGAATACTCACTGCAAAGAATATTAAACCTGATTAGAACGTCGGGGCATATTACAATAAGTGAGTTATTCAGCCAAACACAAAACATGAACACTAGATCAATAGCGGATATAGTAGAACATTTAAAAATGAGTAAAAAAATTGTTGAATCCTCTATCAGATCGAAGGAAACAGGGAGAGAAACTGTTGTTTATTCTCCGAATGAAAAGAAACAGATCGGTAAAAATTAAATAAAAAATCTTGACAAAATTTTCATTAAAAGTCTTAATGTATTTACTTTTTCTTGTAGTTTCAATACGCTTTACACCCACAAAAACTTTTTGCTCATATGACCTAAAACCCTCTTCTTGAGACATCCCAACTCAGAAGGGGGTTTTTTGTTTTTAGACAAAAATAACTCTTGACATTTAACTTGCCATATGTTTAATTGTAGATAATAGCTAATTGATTGTATTTTTCTAAAAAATTTAACAGGGAGCAAAAAAGCTTGATTCGGCGAAATTGCACTAAAAATCACAAACCCACTATAAACCCGCTTTTTACAAGCGGGTTTTCTTTTGGAGAAAGTTCAAAATTCATTGCAAACTATTTAGAGCTAAATAAAACTTTAAGCTCTAAAACTCCAAAATGTAGTCTGACAAGTGAAAGACAAGGCGACTTTTCCGACAATACGCAAAAAAATGTAAATTTAAGTAAATCATATTATCACAATCACTTCTCAAAAAACTCTCATAAGGGCGAAAAAAATAAAAACAATAGGATGTTCAAAATTCATTGCAAAAGTCGCGAAAAAACGCGTTTTTCGAGGGGGTGTTTTTCTGGGGCAAAAATCGCCTAGGAAAAGTACCCCCTCAAAAAAGTCGAAATTTCACACTTTTTGCAATGAATTTTGAACATCTTATTGTTATCGTTTTTTTTATTGTCTATTTATATACATATATATTATTACTGTTTATATATAATACTATTATATATATAATACTATATATATAATAACTATATAAGAGTACTTAACTTATCATACACTTGTCAAAATAGGCCAAAATGTACATACAGAATATTTGTACATTTTTAGAATGCGGTGAATTTTGAACATTCTATTTTTTTTAATTTTTTTATTTTTTTTGTTGACAAATGGCCTTTTTGCACTTTATGTGTTATAAAATCAAAAATCACAAAAGGAAATATTATGAGCGATTTATTGACTGCAAAACAAGCGGCATCCGAAAAAGGTGTATCTTCAAACACAATCAGATTGTGGATAGTAAACGGATTAAAAAATTCTGAAAAAAAAATCATAAAACTTAAAGCTCAAAAAAAAGGAGGTAGAGAGTGGCTTATACATCCTAATGACTTAAAAGAATTCTCTGAAAAATTTAATATGGTGTGATCATGAATATGGCAATCCCTCAAGTCACAGAACCCGATTATAGACGGCTGAGAGGCGGTGAGTCTATCCTTTTTATTATACAGGAATTTTTTAAAAATTATAGTGAAGGCAATTATAATTATAACGAAAATCTGTTTCTTGATTTTGGTAATCAAAAATTTTTCAATGTATCACTTGAGGTTAATTTTTTAATGCGGACAAGTGTTAAAATGAAATTTGCAGAGGTTCAATCTGAATTCATAAAAGAGGTTGATTTATTTTTCGATAAATTTAATAACACAAAGCGCGTAGCATTTGAAGCACAATTCAACCTACAACTGAATGAAACAAAGATTTATATCGTTATTTTAAAAGCTCAAAGAATTAAAAAAAAATTTATAATACAACCGGCAGTGGGACAAAGTCAATTGTTTGATCCCGAATTTATGACAAATAAAATTTATGATGTTATAAAGTCAGCAGGTCCGGAAGGGATAACATTATCACAATTAACAAGAAAGACTCAGAAGGTTAGATCCTCAAAGGTTTCGAAAAATGCCCGTAAAGCCATGCTTGAGGAGTTAATTTCAAGCGAGCGGATCAAGGTCGAGCATCAAAAACGAAATGCGAAAATGAGAACAATATACAAGGTACTATAATAATTGGATATAATATACATAACAATACCGGGAAACCCGGTGGCAAAACAGAGAGCAGGTCGTACCGGCGAGAAATATTATGACCCGCAAATTAAATATAAACACAGGTTTCAAAGATTAGTCAAGAGCCAACTTCCTACTGGATTTAAGCCAATAGAAAAGAATAAGCCTGTTATCGTTAATTGTACGTTTTATTTTATGCCTACGAAAAAACAGCAGCAAACTAAAAAATTTATGAAAAGGCTTAATAATGGTGAAGAAATATATTATACTAAAAAACCCGACAGGGATAATTTAGATAAATGGGTTTTAGACGCATTTAATAAACTTGTATTTGCTGACGACAACCAGGTTTGTGAAGGACGATTGGCGAAATATTACAGCATGGAGCCACGAACAGAAATTGAGATTATAATACCAGAGGGGGTTTAAAATGAGCAAAAAAAAGACAAGAGCTGAACAAACGGCAGTTCTTACCCTGCAAGTTCAAAGCATGACAGGGATTATTTCAAACATGGTCCAAATTATTTTAGATAATAATATTAAATTGGAACAGGGCATGATCGCAGCAATTGAGCTGACAACTCAAAAAATATTTAATAATGATGTTTATGAAAAACTAACAGGTGTTAAAAGGGAAGTGGGTGATGACAGTGACAAATCATGAAAATAAAAAAAGTGTGTTTTATGTTGGAGCCTATCCAAGGATAGAACCTAAATATTATTTAGATAAATATTTAAAAGACTTCTTAAATAGTATAGATAATCAAAAAAAAATTGTAGGTAAAGACAATGACAACACATGATATGAGTAAAATAAAGTTTGTAGATTTAACAGAAGTAATTGGAGAACATGCTTTCGCTTTTTATGATAAAGGCGATACGCGACACTATTGCAATGATATATGTATTGTAGATCGTATCTTCACAAGTGTAGAACAATTTAAATCTAAAGTAAAACTTTTTGGAGAAGAAGACGTCAAAGCTTTTATGGAACTAATTCCAGAAGATTGGGGAGAAAAAAAATGTGCTGATTGTAGACATTTTATAGAATGTTCAACCTGTCCCCTTTACGGAACTCCATGTATTAAAAGATTCGTTTGCCAAGACTGTAAAGATTATTTTGATGGTCTTGTTTGTGATAATTGGAAACCAAAAAGAGATTAAAAAGAGATTAAAAGGATAGTAAAATGGATTATGCACCGACAGGAAGTCCCGCACTCAAAAAAATTAAAAGCGAAAAACATAGAGCTTTTTTGATTGAATACTTTCACTTGAGGAATGGAACAAAGGCTTATATGCGGGTGTATACAAAGTCTAAATATGACACAGCGAGAGCAAATGCGCCTAAATTGCTAGCAAAGCCTTGCATTAAACAGGCTATAGCCGAAATGGATGAAGAATTTTGGGAAAATAGACAGCAGATGAGGGGTGAAACCTTGGGGGCTGTTCATAATTTGGCTACAAGCGATATTAATGACATTGTGGATTATGACCCCGTAAAAGGGTTAGTTGTTAAAGACTTTAAGGATATAGATACAAGGGTTATTCAAAGCCTCAAACAAACGGAGGTTGAAAACAAAGACGGTGTAACAAGGGTTGTTGACGTAAAGCTTCATCCTAAAACAACAGCCTTAGCTCAAAAATTAAATGTGCTTAAGATGACAGACCCACGGGAGAAATTAGACGTAAACATTGAAATAATACCGGCTGAAATATTAAATGAAAAGTCGGATAAAAAAGATAAGGAGGGGTGATTATGTCGAGACCAACAGAAATTGAAACTATTGATTTAAGTATTGAAATGGTTCAGGAGCTTGTTGACGACTTTCCAAAAACTAAAGAAGAGCTTTCGATGTGGGATAAGATAGAACAAATGGATAACCACTGCCCTTGCTGTAATTATTACGACTGCTCTAATTGCCCTTTGTCTCAATGCATGAGCAAGGGCTTTAGAGTATGGCAGGGGTTTGTCTATCACCCTGAAAATAATAAGAATGAAGAGAAGGCCCGAAAGGGCATAGAAAATCTTTTGAATGCGTTAAAAGAATATCTTAAAAAATTAAAGGATGGTGAAGATGAAATATAGGAAAGAATTTGAGGCCGAAACAGGGATGAACGAACCTGAATTTAAAGGATCTTTTCATTGGATAAAATTTACAATGGAGATGGATGAATATATGAGCCACTATATTAAATGGCTTGAAGATAGAAATAATGAAAAAACCTCATGCCGGAACTGCGATCTTCTTAAAATCTGTGGAAATGGCAAGCTTCCCACTTGTTTTCCTATGTCATGCAGAAGGTGGAGATTGGTTAAAAAGGGGCAGTAACATGAGTGAAAAAGAAAATCTATTGTCTGTACAAAGGCAGATTGTAGACAATTACATAAAAAGAATCAGGGAAATTATTTCAAATAAAAAAAAAGAAAAGTGAGGTGAAACCATGAATATAAATCAATATGAAGATAAAATTAACAAAAAATTCTTGCCGCTGTTTAAAGCAAAAGAAGAAATACTTGTCTCAGTCGGAGGGGCAGCATCGGGGAAAACTATTTCAGTTTTTCAAAAGGCTATACTTGACGCCATAAATATTCCTGAGTATAAATGTCTTGTTGTAAAAAAAGGAAAAGCCGGAGTCAGCAAGGTCTCAACGTGGCCGTCTCTTTTAATGGCTGCTGAGATTTTGGGTGTTAAGGGTCAATTTGATACAAATATTATTCCGCTGACAATTCAGGCCGGAAATAATATAATTGATTGTATGGAATATAAAACTTTTTCGGACATTAGAAATTACTTAAATTGCAGAAGAGTTGGATGTGTTATTTTTAATCATGTAATAGTTGAAGATGCTCATACCTTGACGGAAGCAGAATTTGCGGTACTTTTTGCAGGAAGGAACTTAAGGCAAATAACACTTGTTTTAAATCCTATTCTTGATAAAGATGAGAAAAGTTGGATAAAAGCAAAATTATACAATCAGGCAAGTTATTTCGGTAATTCTGTTTTTACTGTTCACTCTACGTATAAGGATAATGAGTTTCTTGACGAAAATCATAAAAGCTCCCTTGATAATATGGGTTCTTTAAACACAGGTTATGAATCAGTTTATAAATTTGGAGACTGGGCCGCTATTAACTAATGAAAACAAAATATAAATACATATTTTTTAAACTATACGGGGAGTCGATAACCGGGAAAACGGTAATTTACCAATGTAAAACCCTAAACAGCCGGGAGACAATCGGGGAAGCCAAATGGTTTGGACAATGGTTTCAATACTGTTTCTTCCCTGAACCGGATACCATATTTAATTCGGGATGTCTTAAGGATATTCAGGATTTTTTAAATAATTTGAATAAGATTCATAAGCAGGAGCAAAAGACTAAAGTTTAAACATGAAAGTAGATTTTAGAAAATTTCATTTAATAATGAATGAAAAATTTTGGGATTTTTTTAAAAATAAATCCCGTATCAGAATACTTGTAGGCGGGGCAGGGTCCGGGAAAAGTTATTTTGAATTTCAAGAAATTATTTATAAAATGATTGCTGAACCGGGGCATAATTATTTAATTTGTAGAAAAGTGGCAAACACTAATAGGATCTCCACGTATGCCCTATTTAAACAGCTTATAGGGGACGGCGAGGGGGGTCTAGGGGTAGAGACCCTTTTTAATATAAATAAAACCGAAATGAGTTTCACGGTGCGGCACAATGGCAACATGGCAGTACTCACGGGCCTTGATGACATTGAAAAGGTGAAATCAATCACATTTCCCAGCGGTCCCCTGACTGACGTAGTAATTGAAGAAGCGAGCGAAATAACACAGGGGGATTTTGACCAGTTAAACGCAAGGCTCAGGGGGCAGGCCCCTCAGCCTTTTCAGATTACATTAATGCTCAATCCTATTTCCAACAAACATTGGATTAAAAAAGAATTTTTTGACAAACGGTCCTATCAAGAGACTACTGAGGTTTTTATTGTTCATTCCACCTACCTTGATAACAGGTTTATTGATGAAAACTATGAGGCCGTTTTGCAGGGCTACAAGCACACCAATTACGAGTTTTATAGGGTCTACTGCCTTGGGGAATGGGGAAATTTTGGAAGTGTTATATTTGATAACTACTCTCTTCAAAGGTGTTTTTATAAAGAAGAAGATTTTGACGCTATTTATATTGGTATGGACTTTGGAAGCACACACCCCAGTGTAATAGAAAAGATAGGGTTCAAAGATGGTAAAATGTGGTCGTATAATGAGCTGATGGTGGGCGGTGAAGAACATAAGCATTACAAAAATCCTACAAACATGGAGTTCATTCAGACCAACCGAGAATATGATATACTCAAACCGCATGAGCTATGTAGGGCCGATAGTGCTGAACCATCAAGGATCAAGGAGTGGCAGCAGCAGGATTATTCTGTTATTCCTGCTAAAAAGGGCGGGGATAGTGTTTCAAGGGGTATTGACTTTATTCGCTCTCAGGAGTGGATTATTGATCCTGATAAGTGTCCCCGACTTGCTCAGGAAGTCGAAATTTATGAACTACAAAAAGATAAAGACGGGGAGCCTATAGAAAACAAGCCAGTTGATGTTTTTGATGATGGGATAAAAGCTTGTATGTATGCGTTGGAACCCCTCTCAAGAGCTCAGGGCAAGCCGGGGACTATATCAGGCACTTTGTCAGATCAAAAGAAAAAGCTCCTTGATGTGAAAAAAGAAGAAAGAAAGAAGCTCAGAGAGGTTAAAAAGAAGCAGCAGCAGAAAAAACGGGACTTATTGAGAAGTCAGCGAAAAAAAAGTTGACAAGATAAGGCGTTTATTTATTGTTAGCTCATGTATAAATTATTTTTTAACGACACATTAGACCAAATGGATCTTTTGATAAAAGAAGGGATTCGGGTTGACGCTGTAATAACAGACATTCCTTATGGAACCACTAAGTGTTTATGGGATGTGATTATACCTTTTGGCCCCATGTGGGACCGATTGAGTCAAATGAAAAGAAATAAAAACACTCCTGTTATACTTTTTGGACAAGAACCTTTTTCAAGTCTTTTAAGAGCATCTAATTTAAGTCAGTATAAATACGATTGTTACTGGGAAAAGGAGAGACTAACAAATATTGCTCAGGTCAAAAACCGTCCGGGAAAGGTTATTGAAACAATATCTGTCTTTTATGAGAAACAGTGTTTTTACGATCCTCAAATGGTTGAATACTCTGGCCCAAAAAGGGGCAATAAGGTTAAAAACGGTAAAATGGGCGTTTTGACCGATTCTCAAAAAAAGCCGGTTTTTGAATACAGAGACAATGGGTTGAGATACCCTACTCAAATATTAAAGTTTAAACGTGACATTTTGAAAGAAAATTATCACGATACACAAAAACCTGTTGCTTTAATGGAATATTTGGTCAAGACCTATACTAAACCCGGAGACACTATCCTTGATTTTACTTGTGGTTCAGGATCAACCGGGATAGCTGCGATTAAAAACAATAGAAATTTTATAGGCATCGACAATGGCCGATGTGATAAAGATAACAAATATTATGGCTGGACATGGGTGGATGTTACAGAGGATAGGATAAAAAAAATAAAAAAAGCAAGATAAGGACTTGACGATTTGATTTAATTTTGTTATATTATAAGTGACAATAATTATTCTCCTATAATTATATAGCTACACCCAGTATACAATTTTCACACACTCTAATCCTGAAAGGAAAAACCCGGATAAGCCCTTATCCGGGTTTTTTTGTATTTTTTTCGTTTTTTTTATTTTTTGTGTTGACACAAATAAGACAAGTTATTATATTGTTTAAAGACTTACTGATTTAACTTTCATTTTCATAGTTTAACTCCTATCATAGTTTTGAGGGGGCGGCGGTCATGACAGGCCAACCTTTTTATTGTTTGTCGCTCCCTCTGATTTTTTTGTAGGATGCAATATTATTTAAAAGTATATAGAGAAAGGAGTGTCAAATTGAACAGATTGACAATAAACAATAGCCCTAAGTTGTGGAGGGTTTTAGATGGACATAGGGAATTCATAAACCTTCATTATCAAAGAGTTGACGAATTACTTAAAGTATTATATGATATAGGTATGGAGAGTTATGAATCATTTACAAATGATCATTGGTTTGAATTGAAACTTGTTTTCAAAAATAAAAAAAGATATTCGATTAAAGGCAATTGGTTCAATGGGACATTGCGTTTCAGCAAAGGAGAATAATTGTGGATGATCAGGATTTAAAACGAGCGGAAAAAGCAGAGTTGTTTAATAGAGCTTTTTCTGGTGAAATGACTGAAAAAGAAATTTTTGAAAACTTGGAAACTCTAAGGGAAGTTATGAAAGAACACATGAGTAACGTGAATACATATATTTATGAGCTTGAGAAAGCAGACGGTGGAAATCCCTTTACCTTAATTTGTCTTGTTTGTGGCCGGGCATATGAGGGGTGTTACAACAATCAGACTTGTCCCTATTGCGGAAATACAAAAGAAATTCAGTGGATCTTAAAAAAAGAATTCAGAGATCACCCCGATTTTAGAGGCGGCAAAGCGGACAATTGTAAGGTCGAAAACATGAAGATTGATGTTTTATGTGAAATAGATATTAACAAAAACTAATCAGGAGAATAATTATGAACTTAAAACAAAGATTTTATAATTTTATGTATTATTTTACATTAATAAAGGTTCAAATATTAGATAGTCCTAATATGATTCAAATTAAAATTTGTTGTAGCTCTGCTTTTCATTTGTTTGATTTTTGTGTAAATAATAATGCATGTCCGGGAATAGTTATCAGTTTAACCTTGTTTAATTTTTCATTTAAAATGAAGTTGCAAAGATGGCTTATAACCTTTAGTTTACTCAGAAGTCTTTATATTCCAATAATAAAAACTGGAACCATAGGGAGAATAAAAAAATGACAAGAGAAATTAAATTCAGGATACGGGATACACAAGCAAAAATATTGTACCATTCTAAAAATTCTAAAACACCTAAAACACGTTTAAGACAACTTCATTTGTATTTTATTGATTCTTTAATGGGGTTGGATGATTATTGTGATAAATTTTTAAAAATAATGCAATATACCGGCCTCAAAGACTCAACAGGAAAAGATATTTATGAGGGCGATATAGTAAGCATATTTCACAAAGATAATGAAAATTTGAACACTCGCGGTGTTGTTGAATGGCATAAAGATAAATGTTGTTTTCGAGTTAACACAGGAGGGCCATGGAACCCGTCTTTACATGATTTTTTATTAACGTATGAAATTATAGGTAATATATTTGAAAACCCTGAACTCATGTCAAGTGAGGTTGAATAAATTATGAATAAAGATATAAGGTTTAAATTAAAATTAGATAATGGAATTATAACAAGAGAGTATTCTCTTTTGGAAATAATTAAATATCATGATGAATATTTTTTAGAAGACTTAGAAAAAGAATATGGATGTTCAGGGGGTTGTACAAATGAAAGTGTAAATCATTGCGAATGTGAGCCTTTATTTGAAAATAATAAATTTATTGAAATTATACCAAGTGAGGTTGAATAAATTATGAACAAAGAAAAACTGTTAAAAATAATAGAGAATTTTTCTAAAGATGAAGTTGGTGGAAAACAATCAATACCACCTGCTCTTTTTGGTTGTTTAGCTGATGAAATAATATCTTCAAAAAATGAAATAAATCATATTGAGCATGATAAAATAGAGGCGGCAGAACTAACTGACTCACTTGATCAGCTTACAGAAGAGACTTTTTTTGAGGATAAAGAAGACAGCAAAGCATATCCTTTGCTGCTTTATTACACTGTTTTAGATGGAACTAATATCAGTACTCCCGATTGTCCTTTTATTGGGAGGACCGGACAACATGGAATTGTAAAAAAAGTTTCAATTGGATCTCAGTATTGTGTCAACAAGTGTCCTTACAAATGTAATCATTTCCCAAAGGATAAAGAAATATGGTGTATGTTTAAAGAGAGGCAAGTAGGTGAGCCGGGAGAAAAATAAATATGCTACAAAAGATTAAAGATATAGGGGAGGTTTAATAATGATAAAATTTTTTGAAACAGAAATTGAAGGCGTTAAGTATTTTGGGTTTATGAACACTGAAAATAATACTATTGTGTATTTTTATAAAAGCGGCAAAGAGCGAGGCAAACAGATTGATTTTTTTAAATCGGTTAGAGAATTTAAAGATTTTCTTAAAGAAGCAATGCAATTTATACATGATGAAATCATGGGACAAAAGACGATAAATCGGGACTTGTTTTTTTATTTATCATTAATTCCCGAACACTGGAAAGAAGATTTTTTAAAAGACTTCGGAGATCAGGTTGTCAAGCTTTATAAATATGACAAACACGTTTTTGAATTTAGAAACAAAGAATTTATTGTCATGGTAAGACCTCCAAAAGATTATTTATACCGTTTTTGTGTAGCGGCTGATACTGAATATACAATCAGTGTTTTAGATCCCGATCAAATCTTTGCCAATGATGACAGTAAAAAACAACTTTATGAAAGACCGAAGGGAAAACCCTTTGAAGGGATGAGACAATGAAGATTAAATTAGATGTAGAGTTTATTTTTGCTATTATTCTTGCCGTATGTTTTACAATTTTGATTTTTATACAGATTTGAAAAAAATATTAAAAAATTGTTGACATATGACAAGATAAAAGTATTATTGTTTTTATTGAAACAATGGGAGTCTGATTAAAATTAAAAACTGTAGGGGGTTTGCGACGGTCAGACTGCCTTGTTTCTTAAAATATAAGTCAAAATGGAGGCTCAATATGTCAGAGATTATAAAAAGTTATTTTGGAGTAGCAATAAGTCGTGAATTCGGAGAAACCGTTTCCCGAATGCACAAAATACATGAATTGAAAAATGGTAATTTTGTTAAAGAAGAGGAAACCGGAAAGCGTGTCACTTATCATAAAATAACTAAAGAAGAAGGTGATACAATGATAAAAAATTTTGAAGAAGGCTTATAATTTTTTCTTAAAATATAACAGCGCGCTAAATCAAGGGCATGTACTGTAGTTACATGTAGTGTGGCGGGTTAAGAGCCTCCCTGCTTTTCTCACTAGGCGGGGAGGCAATTCTTATTTTAAAAAGGAGTGTGTAATGGAATATAAAAAACAATTTGAAAAAGAAGCAGGGCTAAAAGAGCCCATCTTGCCACATTCTAAGGACTTTTTCGACTTTAAGCTATTTGATAAAGCTTATGCCCTCTATACGCATGATCTAATTAAATATAATAAAGAATATCGCAAATGGCTTGAAGAAAAAGTTAATAAGGCTTATGAGCTTTTAAGTCAGTATGGCACAACAGGCATTGAATCCAATGAATGGTATGAAGATGCTAAAGAATGGTGTAGTAAAATACAGGAAGAAAGTTAAATGATAGACATAAGTTTGCATAAATTCAAAAAATTTGATCAAATGGCTCTGTCAATTGTACAAAAAAGAATTACACTATTTTCAAAAAAAAATAATATTTTCTTGTCGTATAGGGTTAGACCGTCGGATTGCGACAAAACCCGTATTGTTATTACATTTTATTGTTATCCAGAAGACCAAATTAAAATTAATAAATTTGCTAAAATAAGTTTGAACCTTAATAAATTTAATACTTTCAGTGTAGAATACAAAGACAGGAGAAGATAAAGCATGAAATCATTATACACTATTTTATTTGTAGCTTTTCACATAGTTTCATTTATAGCCATGCTTATTTTTAAGGATAAATTACACCCTGCTTTTTTCATTTTGACAACCGCATGTTATATAATCTTATTCCTGCTGTATTTCTATCTCTATAATTCTTTCAGCAAGAATATTAAAAGCAGGCTGGAAAATTTTAAATTAACTGACACTTCGACAGAAGAGGCGGACCTTGCTGTTATATGTAAAATAATAGAAAATCAAGTTGAAGAGTTCAACGTTCTTGAAATATATAATATTTTAGGTTCCATTTCTGAAATGACACATTTTTTAATGAAAAATAATCTTTTGGATGACTTCTTACAGTTCAAAGAAAATTTGTGTGAACTAATTAACGAAAAAATAGAAGAAACAAAAGACGAACGACAAAAAGATTTTCTTGAGCGCTTTAATACTGAGACTGTACAATGATAAAACCGCAAAACAAGAATAAAAATTATAAGGGGGAATAATGTCACAACACAATCCATGTGAAAAAATAGGTAACTATACTATATACTTGAACAGTGTATATTATTTGGCATACAGCGGAGGGACCGGAATATCTGAGCTCCCGGAAGACGGCAGGCAGCAGCTCTCTGAAAGGGACCAAAGGGAATACAATAAAATTTTAACGCTGCCCTTACTCGCTCAAAAAAAAGAGCTTGCTAAAATGCCAATGGAAAAAAACCCAAACGTATTTCCAATAAAGGGTAATAAATTATTAGAATATATTAAGGACTTCGGCTCAGTTCCTTTTTTTGATTCTTTTTTTAATAAAACAGGCATAATAAAGTTGACAAATTCTTTAGCGTTTGAGTATATTAAAAAAAGGACAAATGATGAGCATATGGCTGAGTTCAAAAACGGCAAAATAATGAGTAAATTAAAAGGATAAAATATGAATTTCAGAGAAGCTTTCAACGAAACAGTTTCGGAACGTTTAGAAAAAAATCCGAAATTTGAAGTAACAAAAGCCACTATGAATATTGTAGCTTTTACTTGGAGTGTAATCGCTAAGGCACTCCACAACGGGGGTCTTGACGATATAGTCGAAATAGAGACTCTTGAAAACGGGGAACCCGGTATAAAATCAACGCCATTAACGGCAGCCAAAAAAGACAAAAAGGCTGAAATGAATGGCAAAGAAAAAGGAAAAGCAGCGAAGTAATCCTACAAGGCAAGAAAAACACGCCCTCGATTACGCCGCAGCAGTACAAGAAGCGAAACAAACCCTTAAGCATTTAGACAAAAAAGTCTTCAAGTCTGTCAATAGGGGTATGCAATATGATTCGGTAAACAGAACGAATCCGAATAATATTGTATACCCCCTTGGAAAAATTCCCGATAATTTATTAAGATTGATTGAACCCCGAAATCCCCTTGTCGGGGGTGTAATCACTTTACGAATACAGCAGATGATGGAATTCGTAAAAATATCACATGATAAGGATATTCCCGGTTGGGAATTTGTTTTAAAAGACGAAAAAGAGCAAATAAGCGGTGATAAGGAAAAGCAAAAAGAATTTTTAGAGAACTTCCTTGAATGCGGACACCGTGAAGACTACGTCGGAATTGAAACCCCTGATAATTTTAAAAGCATAGCCACAAAATACACCAGAGACCGACTATTAATAGATAAAATAACGTGGGAAAATGAAACAGACCAAAGTGGCAAATCGATTGCACTGTGGGTTTTGGACGGTGCGACTATTTTCCCAGTACTTCCCGGCGGTTTTTATGGCTCCCCTTCTCAAGTAGGCGGGTCAAGGGGGTATAGCAAAATAGAAGATGTTATATCCAAATTGCGTGTAGAGTCCACGCCTCCCCCGGAAGAAATACGTTTTGTTCAGGAGCTGCTTTATAATATGGGCGGCGGCGGGGTAGTTGCAGCATTCGACGACAAAGATCTAATATATGACCTTTCAAATGAGTTAAATGATGTAAGATTCTACAAACAGGGCCTTTCTGTGGTAGAAAAGGCTAATCTTGCCGTAACTGCCTTTATAAACTCTCTCACATATAACCTCACGGGGCTTTCAAAAGGCTCTATTCCCAAAGTAGGGATCTCTTTAGGCAAAGATAATAGTTATACACCGGAGCAGCTTGAAGATATGCAGGATGAGTGGGCCGCAAACTTTGAGGGAACAGACGGTCAATGGAATATCCCCTTATTGAATGGAGACGCTAAAGTATTAAATATGTTTCCTAGTAATAGGGATATGGAATATAATGAATTTATGCAATTCTCAGGGGCGTTAGTTTGCTCCTGTATGGGCGCGGACCCTGCTGAACTCGGATTGAGGCTTAATCAGGCGCAAAATGTGCTTAATGATAACCAGGACGCAAAGCAGTTATTCTCAAAAAGCCGGGGCCTTAAAGATTTGCTCGGCGGCCTTGCTGATATAGTTAATAAATGGCTTGCTCTATCCGGCTATGACTTCGCAAAGGATTTTAAATTCAAATTTAACGGTGTTGAAACAGAAGACAAATCCTTTGAAGCTGACTTAAGAACCAAAAACGTTAAGTCGGTCAAGACAGTTAATGAAATCAGAAAAGAAATGGACCTCCCTTCTCTGGGAGAAAAAGGGGATATAATTCTTGATCCTGTTTATGCTCAAAATGTACAAATGATGCAGGGCATGGGAGAAGGCGGGGAATCAGAAGAAGAGGGCTTTGGAGGGTTCTCTGAGGACGAAACAGATAGTTTAATAGATGAAGCCTTGGAAAAGGCTGTGATGTTGATATAAAACAAAGGAGACTACAGATGTTAATAAAAATAAAAAAATTTTTCTTTTTAAAAAAAACGTGTAAAAATTTAAAAGATATTGCCTTCTTTACTAAAAAAGAATATATGAAGGCACGTGTAGGTTCTGCATGGTGCACGGAGTGTGATTATTTTGAAGGAATAGATTATAATTTAAAAATTGTGAAATGTAATTTTATTAATGAAAATTATCAAAAAAAACAAAAACTAAGATAGACTCATAAAACAAAGGAGAAATCAAATGAACCAAATGATACAAATAAATGATACGACTTGGATAAATAAAGGGTTTATTCAGGACGTTGAATTAATAACAGGGGAAGAAGGAAAAGAAATTGATTTAAAATTAGACAAAATGGGTCTTTTAAAAGATATTCAAGAAGGAATAAGACTTCAAGATGAGCTGAAAAACAAAAGAGACTCTATAAAAAAACAAATAGAAACTTTAAAAGGTGATAAGGACAAAAATGAAGAATATAATCAATTGACAAAAGAATTAGACGATCTTCGGCAACAAAGTAAGGTTTATACTGAAAAAATAAATAAATTAAAACCAATTCAAGACCTTTTTAATATTACAGGATCACCTGATCTTGAATCCTATATTGAAAAACTTGAAAAAGCTGATACTGAAAAAAAATATTATTCAGTAAAAACAGAAACGATCCCCGGTGAGAGCTACTATGAAATAACATTTATAAACGGCGTCAAAAAGGAAATAAAACACCCGGAAGAAATGCAGGTTGTGACAGATAATATCCTGAAAGCGGAGGCATAAAATGGCTTTAAACAAGAAGAATTTAAGATACTGCGAAGTCCTTTATAATGGAAACTATTATGATGTTATGATCGCAGTAGATGACCTTGATGAAGTTAATAATATATTACAAGAATGGGCACTTGATAAATTCGGATCAACTTTAGACCTGCCGGAGGCATTAATAAAAAATAAAGACGCGACTGAGATTATAACATCAAAAGATGTTAATAACTTTGTTTACTTGCCCTCACCGCAGAGCTCATTCATGGATGTCCCCCGTTATGCCGGTATATCGGGAACTTCGCCCACCTTCCCCACTGCTCTTGTCGGGGGAAATTATCAGTGTCCGGCTACTACAGCCTTTTTGTATTCAGAGCCACTTTTTGCCGGATTCTTTGGTGAATACTCAGTGGCAGCACTTGACTTGCCGCTAACGGACGGCATGAATTACATTGCAATTGACTATAACAGCGGTGAGCCTATATGGACCATACTGTCTGATAGAACCTATAATTTTTCAAGTGTTATTCCTGTGTTGGCAATTCTTAAATTTTCAACTTCAATTTATGTTATTCCTATCGGTCAGACCGGTTATGGACTCCCTGAAAAGCTTTTAGAAGTTATCGAAAGACGCCGAAATTATGAAATAATTGATCCCTTCACCCTGACAACAAACGTTAACTATGTTGTATTGTCTGAGCTAATCGTGTCTAATGGGGTTAATGAGACAACTACGGAGGCAATAGACACCGCCTTTGTAGACAATGACATGTATTTGTATTACAGGGATAATTCGAGTGTTTGGCAGACAACAAAAATTGCCCAAATAGATAATTTACAGTATCAATCAGCGAGCGGTCTTACCACGCTTGGGGCCGGTGAATTTGTGGTAAATAGTATTTACAGGGTAATTGATGGATCAAAACAACTACTATTTGTTAAATTATCAAATAAATTTGCAGATGTAAGCAGTGCAAAAGAAAGCGCAGCAGAAACCGACCTCCCTGATGAGATAAAAGAATCATCAATATTGGTCGGAAGAATCATAGTTGAACAAGGAAGCGCGACTCCACAAATCCAGAGGGTACAAAAAACAAGTTTTGGAGTATAAAAAATGAGTGGAAAACCAACACCTACAGTTTTAACTAAAGACGTTTGGACATTGGTTTTGTCTAATGTTATAAACAAAGGCAAAATTCATGTAATTGAACAGGATAACGAACCAACAGAATATCTGGTCACATATGTTGACACGGGCGATCCTGCTCCCGATGTAAACTATATCGGCGGAGAGGTCTTTTCGGATACGGTTATATTTGATAATGATGCCGCTATGGATGTTTATGTTAAGCCTGTTAATAATGACGGCTTACTGGGGGTTGTTTCATGACTAATGAAAAATCTGTTGTAATTGGAAACCAACCGGCGGGACTTAAAGAAGATGGTGAAATCTTTGCAAAAAGAGAAGACCTGACCGGTTTTCCCGTTGAAAATTATTTATATAAAGAACAAAACGCATTTACCGTTTTGGATCCTGTGCCTCAATATAGCAGGACATTAAACCTTGCTCCGGGGCACGGTTTTACAAATCCCAATAGAGCTGATTTTATTGAGGATTTTCTTGTTATACATTATGATGATGGAACAGACTTCCCAAGGTATTTTCAAACACGAGTTACAAGTGTTACTGATGATACAATAACAGTAGGAATTGACATTCCTTTCGCTATTTCAAATCCAAGTTTCATCACTTACGCTTATAGAGTTGACACAAACATGGCTGTGGACGGGTCAACAATAAAACAAGTTTTTTCGACATTTCCCCCTGATAATTTGATTTGGAGAATTAACAGGATATTGATTACATTTATTGTAAACTCAAAACCTACCGATGGGTTGTTCGGCGCAGGCGATCCCTTAACCAATGGAATATTTTTCGGCGTAAAAAGTGACACCACGAGTGAATATCAAGTAAATATAATTGATAATGGAGAGCTTGCTGATAGTGCGTACGACTTAACTTATGCGGAAAGACAAACCCCTGCTACTGACTGGGGTATCAGAGTCAGAAAGACTATAAACGGGGCTGAGAAGTCGGGCATTTCTCTTGAACTGCTGGCCCGGACTAATGATGCATTTGAATTGCACATCCAGGACAATTTAACTCTTGCGGCTCGCGGCATTAAGCGTCTTAAAGTAAAAGTTAATGGCTATATTTATAGGCCGCGCGGATGAACTTTAGAAGCAAATATATCACATACATATAGAAACACAAAAAAAATAAGAGATAAGAGAGATGAGACATGGAATCAGCAGAACGGTTAAATATGTTTATGGATCGGGTCTTAGAGAATCAAGGCTTCATCCGTAATGACATAACGGAAGTTAAATCAAGCATGAAAAAAATTGAAGACAGAATCACATCAATAGAAGGAAATCAAGCAAAACACCAGGAGAGGATCGGTATAATGCAAAACTCCATAACGACTTTGCAGCGAGAAATAAAAGACGACAAAGAGGACATGTCAAGAAGATTTGACAAAACAGAGGGAATGGTTGTAGGCATTCAAAAAGAATATGTGACAATAGATTCTATGAAAAACGCCTTGTTTACTCTGGAAAATCAAATAAAAGCGCAAATGTGGAAATCCTTCGCAAAACCGTTTGTGGGGATAGTCATAACACTTTTGACCAAAATAGCCTATGACGCCATAAAATAAAAGGCAAGGAGAGAAAAATGTATCAAAATCAATTCGATCATCATATGACAGAATACAACTGGCAAGATGATAATCCTACATTCAAAGGGAAATACAGAGAATATGCTCAGTGCAATGTAACAGCCATGATGTCAATAGGTGGCCATTACAGTGATAGATTAGACGGGTCTAATGATCAGCAGCTTGAATGGGTATTGAAGCAGGTTGAAATAAAAATAAATCCGAGGGCTGAATGGGCACTTGAAATTATTAATAAAATGCCGTGGGTTAAGGGCTATACGAGCCAATGGTGGGTTGTTTTGCAAAACGGTCTAAACCATTTAATGCAAATCCACAATGTTCCCGGACGATTTGAGCTTGACCTCCAAATGAGTTGGGAGGATTTTTTGATCCAACTGCAAAAAGGGCCGGTCATGACTAATGTCTATAAATTGGCAACACTTAAAGGCGGTCATTTTATAAACATTGCCGGGTGGGAGCATGAACACTTTAGGGTTTTAGATCCTCGGGGTGATGCTAACCGAAACTACAAAAATCGAACTATTGACAGCGGGAATAATGTTTTTTATGAACAGAATATGGTCAAGGCTGCTATGGTTCGTTATCAGGAAACTATTTTCGGACGGAAGGCAAAGCCCAATCATATAAGCGCACTGTTTTTTAAACCACTAAAGGGAGCAGAAGAATGGACACCAAAGAAGAAATGAAACCCTTAACTACAGGGAAGAAGATTGGCCTTGAATGGTCAAGACTATGCATGTTTGTTGTTTTTGTTTTAACCGTATTGGTCATTATTGAATATGTTAGGACAGGTAAGATACACCCCATGACAACTACCGTTTTGGGTTCTGCTATGGCCGGGTTAGGCATTACATGGACCGCAAAGGCCACCTCAAACTTTGCTCCTGACAAAAAACCCCCTATTTTTGTCAGAGAATTTGTCAGAGAAGATGACAATACAACTAACCCCATGCAGACAATGACAGTTTCAAGGGGTTAAAAAAGGATTAAAAAATATGCCACGAAAAAAGAAAAAAACCGAATGCATCGAGCCCCCCGAACTGCCTGTAAATCAGAGCTGGTACGCCTATGTTGCATGGGCTGCAATGAATCATACCATTAAATTTATTGCTGTGATTCTTGTATTCGGTTTTTTGATGTGGCTAATATTAAACCTTTCATTTTCCGTAACGACAAAACAGGGGATTGAAATAAAAGCCGATCCGGTTGAATTAAAGGGAGGTGAAAAATGATAAGCTTAATATTATACATTATAATAGCTCTCTTGATCTCCGCACTTGTTTCAACATATTATTTTTCAGATCCCAAAAAAGACCACAAAAGGATAAATAAAAAATGATTAAAGAAGTTATAAGTTTTTTCAAAATAGTTGTAATCTGTTTCACTCTGGGATATGTTTTATATTCTTTAAAACCGCTTATCCCGGAGCCATCCCCTGCGATACCTGATAATATTGTAGAGAAAAGAATTTCTGAATGTCATAGACAAAATAGGAAAGTTTATGTATTAACAAGCCGCTCAGACGAGTATGTTACATCAGTATTTTGTAAGCCCTCAAAAATAGAAGTAATTAGAAATATTTTTAGAAAAAAATGATTTTTTTCTTGACATAAACCACCTTTAATCTTATCTTGTATTTGTTAAGAACAAAATAATACACACCAAATGGAGGATAGTAAATGCCAAAAGAACAGGAACGTTTGGATATGTTAAAAGAGGCTGCAATGCCTTTAATTAAATATTTAAACGAAAATGGTCACCCTCATATGTCCGCAATTGTTACATCAACAAGTATAGAGTTGGTAGAGGGTATCATGAACATACCTAAAATATTGGATTATGTTGAAGATTAATTAAAACAATTAAATGGAGATGTTTAATGAAAGGAGTCTTTTTTGTAGTGCTTTTTGTTTTATTGATTTATGTTTCTTTTATGACTGTAAAATCGTTTGAAGCTAAATGCAACCAAAATAATAAAATAATAAGGACTATTTAATAACAACAAAAACAATTAAACGGAGGTACTAATGAGAATAAAAATATTTTCTATCGTTCTCTTGATTTTCGTCTTTTTTGCTGCGTTTGCCGCGTCTCTTTTTGCGGTTCATGTAGTGCCTGAAAGTCAAATCAAAATTATTCAAACAGTCGATTTCTCTTTTACTGAGGGGGTTATCACTTGTGACAGTGGCATTGTGTCAGGGATTGAATCAGCACCAATAAGACCTAGATTTAACTTTTTTGACTCAAAACCTTACGATCCCGGATTCGACATTTATTGTTTTAACAAACCCAAAATCCCGGCAATTGAGGGGCTAAAAAATTTAACAGCAAAGATGACTGTTAAAAAGGCCGGAACGGCAAAATTAAAATATAACGTTATTATAGGCTCAGTATTAAATCTAAATACAATCAGCCAAAACAGTGAAACCGTGAAAGGTTCGGGAGGTTGGGCGTTTTCGTCCTTCTCTAAACCGATACCGCTTTAAAATGACTTAAACCGGAATAGTAAAAAGGTCCTCTTTGACATGGAGGGCCTTTCTTATTGAATGAGCTACAATTTTTATTCTCTGATATTCGATCCCGCTTTGTCCCTTCATGCTGTCAATTGACACATTGCCTGTTATACATAGCTTAGACCCTATTTGAATGTCGTTAACTATATCATTGTCCCATGTTTCAACATCTATATAAGATTGATTGTTATAAACAGATTGAATGCGTAAGACTAAAGAGAATGTGTAATATTTTTTATTATTATGATTTTGTTCTTGTGGAGTGTTTGCAGCAAATCCTTGAATAACTATGTTTGAAAAGATATTCATTTTATTTACTCCTGTTAATGTAAATATGCACTAACAAGAGATTTTTTTCAAGTACAATTTAAAAAGCCCTCCGGTTAAGAAGGGCTTTTTTTTGATTATTTTTTGAGTCTTATGTCATGGGCAATTACTTTAATCCTTTGGCAGGGTTCGCCATGTTTATCCTCCCACCTTTCCTGTGTTAATCGGCCTATAACCATAAGGGGCATTTTTTCTCTGATCCTCTCATAGGCTATTTCAGCCAGCTTTTCCCATGCCTCAATATCAATGTAAGACGTTTGGGGCGGCATTCCTTCACCCGGTCGGTGTTCTACGATCAGGGTGAAATTAAAAATCTTCTTATCTGTTTTTGTGGTTCTTACTTCCTCATCATAGAAGGCCACAAATCCCTCTACTGTTGCAGTTGCGAAATTGTCCATAATATCACTCTCCTTTTAATTTATTTGCATACTCAGACCATCTTTGGGTCATAAACTCAGCGACTTTGAGTTTATTTTCTTCACTTAATTTTAATATATTTTTATCTATATCGCAGCCGTTCAAAATTTCCGGATTGCCAAAATAATCAAATTTAACAGCGATAGAGTTGTAGTCTCCGCTATTTAGTGGGACCGGTTCTGTTATAACCCTTTGCAACATAGGGTTTACACGTTTTTCTTTTCCGTCAATTTCAATTATTAAATTATTATTGCTCATGGGTTATTCTCCTTTTTAACTTGTATTTTTTGCATTTTTTGTTTTAGTACATAATCCTCTTTTGATTTCCCACAGGTATCACATAGGCATTCATAGGTAGAAATGTATGTTTGTTCTTCTTCTTTGAAAGAAATATCTTTCGCTCTTAAAACAATGGTTCCTGTTTCACAAGAATCGCATTTTACTGTTAGTAAAGCCATAGCAAGTCTCCTTTAATTTGTTTTAGTTATACATACAATATACAAACTTATCTTATCTTTGTCAAGTCTTTTCTGCATTTTTTTTGTATTTGACAAATTTTTTTCACTTTTTTAAAGTAATCTCATGGCTACAATAGACAAAGAATTTGAAGAAAAACACCAAAAAGGCGAAGTTCAGGACGTCAAATATATCAGGGAATTAAACGAGTTTTGGGACGCCTACATGTTCGCACTCATTAACGAGATATATGTGGGCATAGGTATAAACTTAGGGCTGACCTCAAAAGAAGCTTACCGGCTGGCTAAAAATAAACCCGGAAAATTAGAGAAAGCAGACTTTTTTTCAAGCGTCTTTGATAAGTTTAAAAAAGTATTTAATTATAAAATTCCAAAGTTTAGAATTGAAAAGAAACTATATAATAAAGGTGAACCATTAACCCCTAAGCAGTGGGATAAATTCAATAAAACAATTGACGATTATTGGAAGAAAAACACTGAAAAAATTACAGAAGACATGGCGGTCAAGGGGTTCTTTTTAGGCAAAGAGACGACTGATTACAGACGGGAAAAGAAGCCCTACAAGAACAAATCATTGTATCAAGTGGAGTTCGATCAATACGGCGGCAAAATGCCCGAGTCTCTCAGTCAGGTATATAAACAGTATGACTTCAAGACCGCAGAAAAAAGAGCTTTAAATACTTCATTTTCAAACATAGCCACAGAGGTTACTAAAACAAATAATGAGATTAAAGAAGCTATAAGGCAGCAGATCCAAACCGGCATTGATAACAACAAAACAAGTGTTCAAATAGCGAGTGATTTATACTGGGAAGTTCAAAAGAATCAAAATTTAGTCAATAAATATACCTCTGAGGCATTACGGAAAAATTGGTATAGAATATCCACAACTGAAACAGCAAGTGTTTATGAGGCCGGTTTATTATCTGGTTATATCGATGAGGCTATGGAAAGCCTGAAAGATCCCTCAAGAGCTCAGTATTTTGTATTTACAGGCGGTTCGTGTAAATGGTGCTTGGCTCATCAGGGATCTTTGGTTCGGTTAGTCCCGGCTGAAATAGTTACGGACACAACAAGGGACAGTCTGAAAAGCATGGGGATAAAAGATCCCAACACCGATATAGCCGTATGGCCCGGCAAGAATAATATAGGATTTAAGGAAACAAAAAATGTTCACGAATGGCGGGTGTGTACTCCGGCACATCCCTACAATGTCGCCACACTATCCCCCATAAATTTAGAAACTCAGGTGTATAATCCAAAAACTGACCGGGTTGAAGAAAGGCAGAAAAAAGAAAAATACATCCCTCAGCAGGTTGATTATAGCTTTAAATCACCGCAGGAAGTCGAGGACCGTAAACCGGTTTATTTGGAGTCGGGCCTTGTGAGATATAATAACAATATTTATGAAGCAGTGGAGCCTCAGCAATATAAACAGAAAAAGGAAGAATGGTTAAACAATCCACAACTTCCTATCCCTGTTGACAAAAACAGCACTGATTATAAGGCTATTTTTGGAAATGCTAAGCGGGTTTAAGATTTTAAGTATTCAGTATGCATCTTGTCCCAATCTACTTTAATGCGTTTGTGTAGAACATTTTCATCGGCGTGTTTTATCGAAAAAGAAAAACCGCCGCATCCTGATCCTGAACAATTGTGAAAACAATAATAATATTTTTTACCTGACTCTATACGGTCGAAATATTCAAGGAATCCCCTGCAAAAAGTGCAAGCGGCGTGTCCCTTTTCATCTGTTTTTGTTGCCATAACCTAACCCCCTCTGTTTAAATTTTGTTAATATCATATTCAACTTCAATAAATGTCCCTATCTCTTTATAGGTCACAATCAATTCAAAAATCTTTCCATTCAATGCCTCAAAAAGCTCATCCCATCCCCCGGCGTCTTCTCCAAACTCAATACCTGATATTTCAATTAGCTTTTTAAACATATCGGTCATGTCATCCTTAAGATCAAAATCTTTGTAATTTCTTGTCATAATAGGCAGATTTAAGAAAAAATCAAGTTCATCTTTTACGACAAGCCACAAATCACCTGCTTTTATATACCTTTCAAAATCTTTTAATGGGATCAAAATGGTTGAATCGATTAACCCCCTACCTCTAAGACCGTCTTGAAAAGCATAAAACACCGGTACAACCTTATAAGTCCCTTCTTTTGGTATTACCATAATTATTCTCCTTTTATTTTATTACCAAAAACGAATTTTATTAGTTTTTGGTATTTTATTTATACTTAAATAGTGATACTTTTTTGACAGTCTTTGTAAATACTGACAAGACCAAAGAAGTTCATTTTGTTGAAATATTATTTCACCGTGAATTCTTACAGCGGTTTGGACATTTAGTAAAAATTCTAACGGTGTATTAAACTTCATTTCAGTCAATAATCTTTGTTGTACTATCTGTTTTACTGCTTCTTTATTGGGTTCCATTTTATTCCAGTCCTTTTTTATCAATATACATTATCATTTTTAAAGCCATTGCAGCTGTTTGAATAGCCTCAAATCTTGCGTGTTCGGGGGCGAGGCCCTCATCCTGATACTGTAAAATGGCTTGTGATAATTCTCCGGCTTCTTCTGTCAATACGGCCAATTGTTTGAAAATATTTTCTCTGAAAGGCCATTTCTCAAAAGATTTTTCAAGTTCGGTTACGACTTCTTTTAATGTTGTTTGTGATATTTTGTTCATTTTGTGTCCTTTTATTTTATTTTAAGTAAAAGCCCCCGAAGGGGCTAATTGATTACGCCCATAGAATCTCAGCTGTTTTACATTTTTTCTTGAGTTCGTTTACTCTTTTTTTTGCATAAGTAAGGGAGTAAGAGTGTTCACGTTTAATGCTGCCGTCTTTTAATCCCTTGTGGTATTCGATAGCTTCTTCAAGCTGAATTTGGAAAAATTCCAGACTTTCAGGCATTGATAAGTCAATCTTTTTTGCCATGCTTTCCCAATATTCCATCCGGTCCCTGTAGGCTTCCGCCTTATCCTGTTCTTTTACAGCATTGCCCATCCTGTTCCAATTGCGATCAATTAAAGCCCGGTGTCTTTTTTCGCTATGATGACCGACTTTAATAGGTTCAGCAAGGGATAAAAAGTCTTTTCCTTCTTGACTCTTTTCCATCCATTCGGCACTTCTTTTGTCAGCAGAATCAGCCCAACCGTTTAGTCGTTCAGCCCTTCTTTTTGCTCTCTCCTGACTATTAAAACCATCGGTTCGGGTGATAGAATAGTAATAAAAGCCATTCTTTTCAGCTACTAAGTTATGTACTTCACACTCATTCTCTTTTCCATATTTGGTTTTAAGGATAATCAAGTCACCCTTTTCGTGTTTTTCGGGGCATTGTGCAACAAAGACGTTTGGGCAATATTTTTTGTAAGTATTATCTTGATTTGTTTGTGTCATTTTATTTCTCCTGAAATTGTTTTTTTGTAATTTAGAGGCCCCCGGAGGGGCCGGGTGTAGGGGTTAAAAACTTAATATTCTTTTAAGCTCAATAACACTTGGCAAGTCTTGATTTGTTTCTCCATTAGCCAAGTTGGCAATGTCCCATCCGTGAAGATATGCATCTAATAATGCTATTGTATTAATTTTAGAAGAACAAGCCTCTTTTAAAAAAGCTTGATTCAAAGCAGGTGCACGATCCTTGCCATTATTAAAAGCTTTTACTCCCGCCCTTTGAGCTTTATTGATTTCAGTAACAGTGTTATTTGCGCTCATAATCATTCTCCTTTTGTTTTAGTTATACATACAATATAACAACTTGTCTTGTCTTTGTCAAGTCTTTTCTGCATTTTTTTTGTATTTGACAAATTTTTTTCACTTTTTTAAAGTATGATTATTATGATTTTTGATATAGAAGATGAAACAATTTTAGAGTCAATTCTTGATGGTCTGGAGGCCGCAGGGATGGTTGCTTCTGAGGCCCTTTACGCTGAACTTGTTGAAGTGGTTGACAAGTCTATGCCTAGCATTGTAGGGCTAATTACCCGTGAAGCTGCTGACAAATGGCGCACAGATGCTCATAACTCCGGGGGATGGGGCCGTAAATACGCTCAGGCTATAGCCTACGAATATGCAGGAATTGAGGGGGAGGTTTACCTTGATGAATCTAAAATTGATTCTAAAGGAAGTAAAAAGCCTTTTGAAATGTTTGCAATGATGGTTGAAAAGGGTGTTGATACATGGTCTATCAGGGACGCTCTTTTAGCAAGTGACAAAGCGAAAACCTCAAAAGACGGGACCAAATATATAATAGTTCCTTTCCCTGTTGCCACTCCTCGAAATGAAGACTCTGGAAAAATGGCGCGCCACTTTGGTAAAAGAGAAATGACCACAGAGATGCATAAAATTGTCAAATCAGGGGGCCGATTAAAAGCGGGAACACTGCCAACCGGAGAGGATGTTTCAGGGCTAACTAAATATAATACAAAAAAATTTCAAGCTCAGTATGGTATATTTAGAGTTGTTACGGAAAACAGTGAAGGGTGGGAGTATCCGAATAAATCACCTCAACCCGTTTTCCCTTCGGTTCTTAAATATGTCAACAAGCGGATAGGTGAGATAATAGGGGATTTTGCAAAGGAAGTTGTGAAGGATTTTTCAAAAAAATAAAGCCCGAACTTTTTATGGTCCGGGCCTATTGTGTTACTTTGCTGCTATGATTCGACGTTCAAGGCTGTTTATTTTTTTCCTTTTTGGCCGAATTCTGATTTGATAGGGAAGGTCCCTGAGTAACCTTTCATTTTCCCTGATTTCCAGTTGTCGCAAGTTTGCTTTTTGTTGTAGTGTCATAATGATTCTCCTGAAATTTAATTTTAATTTTAACGCTTGCACAAGACCCCCGGAGGGGCCGAATGTAGGGGTTAAAATCTTAATACCAATTGACACAATCCAAAACAGCTTCTTTATCTGTTTTATATTCTTTCATGGCTACCCAGTGAGGATTTTCATCCCTTTTAGATTCTACTGAATACCAAATTTGTGTTATATGTCCATCAGTAATTTCTATCTTTAAAACCCTCATATGTTCGGGTCTTGTTGAGTTCTTTTCTAAAAAAAGAACTGTTTCGGCACTTTGTACAGTTACCCAGTTACTATACCTTTTCTGGATTTCTTCTAAGCTTATTTCTTTTGTTGTTGCGTTCATAATCAGTCTCCTGTTTTGTTTTAGTTATACATACAATATACAAACTTATCTTGTCTTTGTCAAGTCTTTTCTCACTTTTTTTTAAAAAAAATCAATTTTTTTTATCCTTGACAAAAAAAATATCTTTACGAAAATAAAAAAAATATCCCTTATAAAGGCAAAAAAAAATGGAAAAGACCACAATAAAAAAAATTTCTGACCAGAAAATCCACTCCAAAAATTTATCAGAGACCAAAGGAAAACTTGAAAATTTTGAAATAAGCTTCGGAAAATATGAAGTTTCAGATTTAAAAAAAGCCTTAATAAATGACAAAAAACCTTTTTTTATTCCCGGTCATTTTATCGTCGGTTATAAAGGAAATGATATTTTTTCAAGTGATGAAGGAAATGAGGTAAGATTGCAAAGACCCACTGATGCAATAATTGTTGAATCAGAAAACAAAACATCCCCTGAACCTGTTCAGCAGCAAAGAGATCCATTTATTATAATGGGGCAGGACAAATGGCAAGCGGTCCCTGCTGAAATGCCCATACTTCAAAAACTTTTTGTGGGAGAGCCTTTTTTACCCCCTCACTCTGTAATTCTTAATTTAATGGAGCAAACCGAAAAGGAGAAAAAAGAAAAAATTGTTTCTGCATTGGCAGGAGTTAACATTGAAATGTATTCCCCTGATAGATTCCTTGACAATGTATTCCATGAAATAGGCCACTTATTTTGGCGTACTTGTGTCAGGGCGGACGAAAAAGAGGCTTTTCAGGGTATATTTGAAAACCTAAAAATGTCTGCTATTTATGAATACGAGTGGGAGCGGTCAGACGTTGAAGAGTTTTTCTGTACTATCTACAAATGGTACATGAAAAGCCTTTTTATAAATAATGCCTTTATGAATATTTTAGAGCATGAAGAGCCAAAAGGGTTTGCGCTTTTCAAAGAAATTTTAGACCGAATTTCAAAAGACAGGATCTTAAATGCTACATGGGAAATAAACCAAAAGGCTATAAAAAATTATTTTCACCCCCGACAGGATGTTTCGACAGGTAGGTTTGTCAGGTCCGCAGAAGACTCAGAGGTTGTAAAAAATACAATAGTCCCGGATAGTGCAAAAATAGTTAAATTGGAAAAAGGTGTCGAATATAGACAAGGCGGCAAAGATTTTATTATCCCGGTCAAAAATAATAAAATAATGCTTGAAACCCCTATGCAGAAAGCTGCGTCAAAACCTATTGTATATGTAGACATGGACGGGGTTGTCGCTGATTTTAGAGCAGGGTATAAACAGGCATTTGATCGAAGTGCTGACAAGGATGACCCATTTACTATAAAACAATTTGTTTCAACAGTCCCACATTTCTTTTATAACCTCCCTGTACTTGAAAAAGGGGCGGAGCTTGTCGAAGCTTTAAAGGATGACTATAATATTGTATTTTTAACCAGTCCTATGGATGAGATCCCCGAATGTAGACGGGATAAAATCAATTGGATTCTTGACAATTTCGGAGTTTATGATGTAATATTCTGTCATGACAAATATAAGCATGTTATTGACGACAAAAGTATTTTAATCGACGATATGGGCTACAATTTAAAGCCTTGGGCCGAAGCAGGCGGAACGGCAATCAATTCAAGCCTCAAAAACTCTAAAATATTAAAGACAATAGAAGAAGCCTTTAATCCTGAAAAAGATTTAAAAACACAGCTTGATAAAATAAAAGTCAATACGGAACCGACCGAAGCCCAAAAAGAGTCAGGCAATTATAAAAAGGGTAAAATTGTCTTCAAGGGTCTTGATATAAGGATAGAAAACCCGAAAGGGTCTTTAAGGTTCGGATTTGATGAAAACGGTAAAAAGTGGATTACCAGAATGAAACATCATTACGGATATATTACCGGGACCGAAGGGGCTGATTTTGATCCTATTGACTGTTTTATAGGTGACACAAACGGAAGTCTTGCCTTTGTAGTAAATCAGAATAATCCTGTTTCGGGACTATTTGGTGAGCATAAAATAATGCTTGGATTTAAAGATATTGAAGAAGCGAGGGCGGCATATTTGGCAAATTATCAAAAAGGTTGGAAAGGTTTGGGGGCAATAAAACAGACCAACACAAAGAAGCTCAGAAAATGGTTAAAAGAAGGCAGTACGCAAATTGCTTTTTAAAGCAAAAAGGGAGACAGGAACCTATAACCTGCCTCCCTTTTTTGTAATGAAACTTAAATTTTAAAGGAGGTTAAATTATGCAAAAACATAAGACATAGTTGTTTCAATCTTATCTTTTGTCAATATTTTTTTCTTCATAATCTTCTAATCTGAACAAATTTTGACTTTCACATTCATATAGGTTTTTGTCCCATATTTTTAGTCTGTAGTTATTTGGCCTAAAAAAGCGCATATGGAAAAAGGGCTTTCTTCCATTTATTCGGGTTTCCACAATGACACAATCCATGCCTGTTATTTTGCCGTTATGGTGTTTGTTCAAAACCAATCTTGCTCTTTTTGCGGCTTTTTCGATCTTTTCTTCACGGGTCAAATTTTGTATATGTGCATTTTGCATAATTAACCTCCTGAAAAAATCGCAGGGCGGCGAAGAACTAGCAAAGAAGTTCACCGCCCTGCTATATCTGTTTGATGTTACCACGTGAGCCAAAGGTCTGCCGTGGCATAAAGGGTTAATCCCTTTTAAATACCCGGTTTAGCCGGGCACTTAGAAGGGATTAGTGTTTTTTCGTCTCTTGAGCTTTTAGAGTTTTGGCTTCCTCATTTATGCCTCGAAAAAATTCCACAAACTCTTCATTGAGTCCTTTTAATCTTAAAAATTCTCCATAGGCAACAACTGAAATAATCAAAGTTTCTTTTGAGGCTTTTTCCCAATGTTCAACTATTGTCTGTAGTATTTCCGATGTCATATGCATTCTCCTTTTATTTTAAATTAATTTTTAACGCTTACATAAGGCCCCCGGAAGGGGCCGTGTGTAGGGGTTAAAAATTATATTGAAAAATAAGCTTTATCTTTTTTCACATAAAAAAATCCGCCTAATTTTTTTGATACTTCTCTTAAATAATTTTCACTCCATTTCATGGCGTTTCTATGAAATTCTATCGGAGCATCAATTGAGGCTGAATGTCTTAGTTGATCTTTTACGAATTTTTGTGATTGAGTTAAATTTGCGTTCATAATTAGTCTCCTGTTTGTTTTTGTTATTAAGTATACTAACAATATAACAACTTATCTTGCCATTGTCAAGTCTTTTCTCTATTTTTTTTAAAAAAAATCAATTTTTTTTGCTTAATTCAGCAACCGGCCAAATGAACTCAATATCTGATGGAACGTCGGGCCATAACTTTTGATAATATTCAGGATTCTTGCTAATGAGTTTTGATTTGAACATTGTAATCATTTCTTCATCTAACCACTCAGGACGAATTACAGGTTTGTTTTTGACTAATTTAATGCAATCATTGTAATACTCTAAAATCTTGATATTATTATATCCCCTGTTCTCCCATTCGGTTATTATTTGTTTCATATAAACCTTTACCAGATATGACTCATATCCCCGCCACATGCGGACGACTGTGTGATTTGCATAACTGCCGGTTCTATCCGGGTGTAATAGCAAATAATTAACCAATTGGCATAATTCCCGGCGCTGCCCCGCAAGTCTTTTGTTGTCCAAATTTTTAAATGAATAGACTACATTAAGGTCAGTAAAATATGTTTGCATAGTTTTTCCCCTTGTTTAATATAAAAACAATATATATTCTTGTCATATCCTTGTCAACAATAAATTTGTTATTGACAAAAAAAATATGTGTATCAGAATAAAAAAAATACATATCAGGAGCCTCTACATGAAATTTGATACATTCACCCCTCAGCTCTTACGGGATGCCATAGAAAAAGAGTTAGAAAGAAACCCTAACGGAATGCTTGCCGCAGGAATAGCCCTCAGAAACCTAAAAAAAGACCCCCATTATTATGACAATTTAATTCCCATGAATAAAGCCTTTTTTACAAAATATAAGCGGAGAAGCCGGGGCGCAAATGGCAAGTGGAATTATTTCTATGATAATGACAAAAAGAAGCAAAAAAAAGAAATAATAAAGCCTGAATTTGAGCGTGTAGGGGGAATGAGTTTTGATAATTTAACAATCCCACAGATGAAAGAAAAATTACAATGTGATTTTAAGATCAGGAATATTGACCATGATGTCTCTTTGGGGCCTAAAGAAGTAGATTACCATATAAAGTGCACAATTGCAGGGATGTCAGACCTTGCAGATATTTTAAAGCTGCCCATTCAGGAGGTGTCAGGCAATGGTAAGCTTGCTTTTCGATATGGTCATAAAGAAAAATGGTACGATAGAAATGAAAAGACAATAAATTTAATTAAGCAGGGAAAGGCTTCACTTGCCCACGAATGGGCACATTTTATCGACAATGCCCTTACGGGTATGGGGCGGGATGAGCTGTCCCATACGGCAATTGACATGGACAATGAGCCTGAATATAAGCGGTTAGCCCGGCGCATTGCTGATTTGAGTAAAAGGAATTTCAACAGTCAGATTAGTCAGATAGATAATGAAGATGTCAGGAGTACCTTGGAAAAAGATCCCGACATTAGTGACATTGCCGAAACCTTTGCCCGGTCCTTTGAGGCTTATGTAACGGATAAAATGTTAGCCGCAAAGAGAAAAAACTCATATTTGGTAACACCAAAAAAGACTCTTGAGGCCCACGGTAAAATATTATATCCTCAAGGATCAGACCGCAAAAGATTAAATGAATTATTTGATAATTTTTTTGAACAATTGAGATTAAATAACGAATTGCAAAAAGCTCAGGAGGCGCAGGACATGACATCCAACAAGAAATGGCTTTTGAAAATAGCCCCGAATAAATTCTTAGTGAAGGCGAAACAGCATAAATACACAAAAAGAACGCTTAAACCGGGGGGAGGTTATGATTATACATATCCGGATGACAAGAAAGCAGATAAAAAAGGCGCATCTTGGGTAGAGAATTTAATGGATATTTTTTCTTTTAAAAGTCGTGGTGAAGCAATGCGACGAATTGAAGCCGATTACAAAAAGAATAAAATTGACTCAAAATTCAACCTATCATGGGACGGCTGGAAAAATCATTTGTCTGAATATTTTAAAAATAAAGAAAAATGGACTAAATTTTTTGAACAAAAAACAGAAAAAAAAGACAAAAAACCTATTGATAAAAAACCTAAAAAAGAGAAGGAAAAGAAACTTGTCGTCAAAAAGGATAGCAAGGTCAACCTTTCTGTTATGCGTCTTATACATGGGTTATATGGAAAGCAAGAAGAGGTAAAAAAAGAGGCCAAAGTTGAAGAAAAACAGCAAACTACAGCAGGAATAAAAAAAGACAAAAAGACAACTAAAATATTAAATGATTCAACCCCTGAAAATAGAGCAGATAAAAGCATGGAGGTAATGGGGGACAAAAAAGAATCTTGGGGGATGACTTTTGATGAATTTAAGAATAAAACAATGAATTTTAGAGATGAATCTATAATTAAACAATTAAATGATTGGGTTAACCATTATACTAAAACATTTGAAGAGTTGGCGGCAAAAGATAAAAGCGAAAACAAAAGAGGGGTGAGTTACGGATCATGGGTTGAAAAAAAATTGAAAGAATACAAAACCGTTTTAAAAGATTATATTGATGGTAAAATAGATAATAAATTAAAACCTAATCCATCATGGGATTATATTCAAAAACAATATAATGAAATAGAAAACAAAAATTCAAAAGAAGCTAAATCTTTAAAAAGAAAATTATCTATTCGTGAAAACAAGTTAAAAAAGGAACATGAACGTTTAATAAAAAAAGCTATTAAAGATGGTAAGGTGATTCCTGCAAATGTGCTAACCGATTATCCTGATATAATGAAAGAAGATGTGAAAAAAATGAACATTCCCGATCCAAATTACAAACCCAAGTCATTTAAACAAAAAATAATACTTGGTGGAGGATCCGAACTTCCATCCGGTGAAACGACTCGAACTTTTAATATTTCAGATTATTCAAAAGTTCACCCTAAAGACGTGTATCTTTCAGATGAAGATACAATATTGCAAGTTCCAAGACCATCATATATTCCAGATATGGATCTTACAGCTTTCGCTGGATACAAGGGGAGGGAACAGAAATTTGATATAGTCAGATTAGACAATAATCAATATATAATATCAGAAAAAAGGTATCCCATTCAAAGACAAGGACTAGCAAGAGATAAAAGAGAGCTTGATACCGACAAGGAAACTGAAAAAATAAATTATTATTTGATGAATGCCGAAACACTCGCTGCTACATGGGATTATTATCGTAAATTATATAGAGCAAAACAGCAAGAATTGCATGAGCAGGATCAAGATAGAGAAGAGGAATGGTATAATAAACAAAAAAAGAAAACCGAGGAAAAAGGGGAAAAGTGGACATATGCGCCATTTAAAAGAAAGGCTTTTCGACAAAAAAAAGTACAACCTAAATCTCAATTCATGTCTTTCTCTCAGGCGTTTATGATTCAAGATTTTACAAAAAAGCCATTTACGATTAAAGAACTTGAGGGAGCTACAGAAGCAAACAGGCAATTTTTTGAAAATTACCAGACAATGCTCAAAGAATTAAATTATAAAATAAATGATTTAAGGATACAAAAAGAGTTCGATATTGAATCAGATACATATCAAAAAGGCAAAGAAACTGCATATGGAGAAGGCGGGACTAAAAATGATTTAATAGAATCTTTTGGAGTTAAAGTCAAAAGACAAAATGGTTCTGAAATAGATGAACAGGATGTTACAAAAATAGGCTTATTGATAGAAGATCTTTATTCTGTATTTGGAAACAGAAAAGAGATGGCCAAAAAATCGAATCTTAAAGTTTCGTATGCAGGCAAGAAAAAAATGCATGCTTCTAAATCAGTCGGGCTTTACGTTCCCAAGTATAAAACAATAGCTATTTCTGATGACGGGATAGAAGGACGTGGGTTTACTTTTGCACATGAATTTACACACTTTATGGATTCGTACCTTGGAGAAAAAACTGGCTATAATTATGCATCTGATAAAGATGGTTCAATTGAAAATAAAATTGCTTCAAGTTTTAGAAACAGATTGAAACTCAGTAGTGAGATCAAAGAAGGCTCTCAGAATTATTATTTAAGGACATGTGAAACCTTTGCAAGAGCAATGGAGCAATATTATGCTATAAAGCAGGGAACTGATAATGTTTTATATGAAACTCAAAATAAATTTGGAATTTATGTAAACCATCAAACTTTTATGAAAGAAATTTATCCATTGTGTGAACAATTTTTAAAAGAACGGGACAGTATGCTCAAAGCATTTTTTTGCGAAAACAAAGAAGGCAAAGCCCGAGTGGTAAAAATAGGCGGGAAAAAATATATAATAAAAAACAAAGCCCCTGCTTAGGGGGCTTTAATATTATAAATTTATTTTATCATTTTCCAGTCTATCAATTTCTTTTTTGAGCTCATTTATTCTGTCGTCAATATTTATCTCTTTTGCTTCTATAATATCCTCCATTGTCCATTTTAGCCCTTCGAGCTCTTTGAGGGCCGAAAGTAAAGAGGCCCCTTTAAACAAAATGACAACACCGGTTTTAAATTTTATTTCAAATGTTTTCAAAAAATTATTCTCCTTTATTGGTTTAAAAGTAAAGGCCCCCGAAGGGGCTTTAAAAACTAATTACTTTGCAACTGTTTTTCAATTTCATTTAACCTTTTTAAAAGCTGTTCTTTTTCTGAAAGAAGGGCCTCCCTATCTATGGACTCACTTAATGTCTTGACATCCCATATGCTTTCATCATATGTTTTTTCGTCGATAATGTTTTTATATGTTTCAAGACGAAAAGTAGCTCCCTTTTCAACAATTGTTTTATAATATCGGGCCGATCCTCCTGATCTGATATTCCCTGACATTTTAATGATACCGTCACAAACTTTAGCCCCCGTGTCCCGACCTCTTGCATATGCTACCGGACACCCTGCAAAGTTTACGGAACCTGTCATTTCTTCAATTTCTTCTTTCGCAGTAATCTCAATTTTGACTTTAGGTTGTCCCGGATTATATCCATAGTGTTCTTTTAATAGACCGTCAATGAGCTCTTTTGCTTCGATAGAAACTTCCCAACAGGACCCTGACCATTTTGCTGTAGAAACTGACTGTTTTAAGTCAGATACAAAATTTTTATTGTAAGGGGTGTAGATTTGTAGTTTTTCTTCTTTTTGTTCAACTTTGATATTCATAATCATTCTCCTGAAATTTTAATTTAATTTTAACGCTTACATAAAGCCCCCGAAGGGGCCGAGTGTAGGGGTTAAAACTTAGACAAATATTTTTGTATTGCATTTACAAAGTCGTTTTTACACCATACTTTATCATTTTCTATGCCGGGGAAAACCGCATTAGAAATACAAACTACAGGGCCGCCGAAACTGTCCGCATACATCCAAGTTCCCTCATGACAATAACTGTAATAGTAATCACTAAAACCTTTTCTTTCCACTACAACACCAAGTGAAATCTTTTTTTTTGTTATTCTTTTTTCCATAATTGTTCTCCTTGCGTTTTATGGCCGCCGCCTTATTTATACATACAATATAACAACTTGTCTTATCTTTGTCAAGTCTTTTCTCACTTTTTTTAAAAAAAATCATTTTTTTTTATCCTTGACAAAAATAAACCTTTGTTCTTATTTATGTTTATATAACGAAAAATGAGGCATTGTAAATGCAATTATTAAAACTATACAAAGAAGAAGATGGACGAACAATCTTTTTGAAACTTGACGACATGCAAAAGGGCAAAAGGGCAGGGATCGGAGAAGTCAGAACCGGTAAAGACGGTATTAAAAGGAAGAAAGTCGCCGAAGGGAAATGGGTTCCCGTAACTGAATCAAAAGACAAAAAGCCCGAAAAAACCAAAGACTCTAAAGATAAAGACAAGAAAACAATCCCTGATAAACAAAAAACTCAACTGAGAGGGATTTTCAAGAAAATAGCAGAAATGCTTGCTGACGCAATGTCAGGAAAAGACACAGTAACTCCAGCCGGTCAGGCAATTGAACAGACCGGAGAAAATATCAAAAGGAAGAAGAAAATTGAGCCAAAAAATAAAGATTGAAAACGGTATAGAAATCAAGTGTCCGCATTGTAAATATAATAAAACTATTTGTATAAAGAATGATACTGAATATCTATTTATAAATGTTTACAATGTACACATAAAAAATACCCCGAATGGGCAAACGATAACAGCCAAATGTCGCAGCTGTGACAAAGTTATAAATATAGCTTGACATAATTTTTTAAAAAAAATAATATGTAAATAATCCACGTCTTATCTACGGAAAACATGTTTAAAAAATTTGAGGTAATAATACATGCTTTTCCACGTTTACGGATTGGACATAAAACCACTACAAAAAGCAAATGACAAAACTGTTTTTGTCGATATTGTCGCCAATCATCTGACAGAAGATGAAGAGGGTGAAATAATCCTGAAAGAAGCCTTTGATGATCCCACAATGAAAAAATTTATTGATGTGGGTGTCATAGAATATTGGCATGAATCCAGAAATCCCCGACTTACAAAAGAAGAAAAAAACCAAGCTCTGATGGGCAAGCCTGTAAGTTATCGGTGGGAAGGCGGAAAACCCATAGTTACCGCAGAGCTAACAAAAAGCCATCCCCGAGTACAAGAGATGTTACCTCACCTTGAGGCAAATAACCCATTGTATGCGGCAAGTGTCGGAGGGTCCAAAATGGTCCTTGAAGTGGCAAGCCCCGAAGGACAAAAAAAACGAGTTATCCCTCAAATAAAATTTGATCACCTTGCTATTGCCCCCCGAAACTCTGTAATAAACAGAGAGCCTGGCGTAAATGTAAAGCTATTAAGGAAGGCAAACGATTTGTGCCTTGAATTTGATAACATGGACACATTTATTTCTAACGCTCCGGCACTTATGCAAAAAGAAGAGGCATTACACAAGGCTCTCCTTGCTCCTGAATCAGTATCGGATCTTTACGAATCCCCCAGCGGTGTAATTGCCAAACAAGACCTTGAGAAATCAGTTTCAAAATTAACGTTAAATGAAGATGAAACATTGTTACTGATAGAAACATTAATGCGTCTAAATAAAAATGAAATTCCAACAGATAAGGATCAATTCTTAAATCTGTTTGAAAAAATAAACAAGCGTAGTACGGGGGATAAAATTTATTCCCTTATAACACAATACAACAATAAAAGGAGCATGTAACATGACAAAAGAAGAACTGTTACAAAAAGGATTTTCTCCGGAAGAGGCGGAAAAAGTAGCACAAGCCTTAGACGCTCAAGCGAACAATGAGCCCGAAAATCCCCTTCTTGCTCTAAAAAAGGAGCTGGACCTCTCTAAGGCCAAGGCTTCGGAAGGGGATGACGAACCGGATAAGGAAGGAAAGGACGACGATTATAACCCGGAGTATATGGAAAAAAACATGCGGCGTTATATGAAAGAAAACAAGAAAGCCTGTGCTAAAATGATGAAAGAAATGGGCGATTATTCAGAGGACATGAAAAAAGCTCTTGAAGATTTTGACGAAGATGGCGACTATCTTCTTGAAACAAAAAATCTTGCCCCCTTCATGGAGACCTTTACAGGAATAACACCGGTACTGGAAGGCATGGTAAAGGCAATCGTCAATATTAATGAGGAGCTTACTATGGTCAAAGGTCAAAACGAAAAAACATTTGACCTCATGCAAAAGGCCGCAAGTGTTACAGCGGATCAAGCTGAAATTTTTCAGAACCTTAATCAAGCCATGTCTAAGTCTAACGGCAGGAAAGGCATAACAGGAATGCAGGCCCCTCTACAAAAGGCCGCAACACCACAAGGGACGATTACCCCAGAAGCTAATAAGCAGGTTCTTACATCCTTGATGAAGGCTGTAAAGCAAGGAATTCCCGGAGCTGATGACATGGTTGTAGTTTTTGAGTCCAGAGGTAAAGATGTGAATAAAATACCTCCAGATACTCGACAAAAAATAGCAAATATTATAGAACAACTGGAGGCCAAATAATGAATGAAGAAATTTTGGCTCTTTTACAAGGAACAGGCGGTCTGTCTGACAGTCAAAATGGTATAGACTCAATGTCTTTATCTCAAGTTCAGGAACTTTCAAAAGCTCTTTTGGCCCCTGAGTCCGTAAACGCATTATATCAAGATGCAGGCGGTGTTATTGCCAAGCAAAGTCTTGAGAATACCCTTGCCAGTCTGACTCTAAATGCAAATGACTTTACTTTTTGGCAGGATGTCAACAAAACAAACGCAAGTAGTTCTGTGCATGAGTTCGATCAAGAGACCGGTTCCGGCATAAGTGACGGAGGGTTTGTTAATCAAATGGAGAATCCTGAATTCAGAGACCCCGATTTTGAGAAGAAAATTGTAATTATGAAGTATCTGTCAGAGGGTTGGACCGTCGGAGATGTAGAAATGAATGTTGCATCTATTATCGAACGAAAGGCATTTGCTCAAAAAGCCGCAATGCTGAGGCTTATGCGTAACGTGGACATGGCTATGTATAGATCAAATTCTGCATGGGTCCCTAAAGCGTTCGACGGCCTTGAGGCCACTATTGCCGGTCAATCGTCCGATCAGGTAAGAGACCTGAGAGGCGGAAACTTGACCATGAGCGTTTTCAATACATCGGCACAGCTCATAATGGAAGGAAATGGACAGCCTGACAACAGTAGAGTTTATATGAGTCCCGCAGCTGTGACAAACTTGCATAACATCATCGAACAGTCCGCAGAAGGCCAATTGGTACGTAAAAACACCACTATGGGAGCAGCCGGTCAGACAATCGGTGGTAACATCGGCAGAATCATGACAAGTTTTGGTTCGATGACTCCGAGAATTGACAAGCTTCTTGGCCTGAGTTATGAGGCCCGAGGTGTACCGGTATACTACGACAGAAACACTGGAACAAGTAAAGAGGGAGCTACAAGCGAAAAGGCTCCGAGCATTCCTACTGTGACCCTTGCTAATAATACCGGCGTTACCGGATCTAATTTTAGTGCGTCAACCACAAGACCCTCCGGTGTGAAATACAACTACAGGGTTGCGGCAATGAACGAGTATGGTCGCTCTGTTGCAAGTGTATCGGTGGAATCCTCAGCGGCTGTGGCAGCAGGTGGGGCGATAACCCTAACCATCACACCAAATCAACTTGACGCAGGGTCTAAGCTTCCTACTTGTTTTGAAATTTATTCAGAAAAAGTTTCAGGCTCAGGGGACTTTAAATATCTGTATACGGTTCCGGCAAACAGTTCAAACTCTTTAACTGCTGTAACGTATCAGGATAAAAACGACTATATACCCGGCACTGCAAGGATGTTCATTGTGGATCAGACAACAGCCGGAGAAAGTCGCTGTATGGCAATGTCTCAGCTTCTTCCTATACACAATGTAAACTTGGCAAAAATCGGACGATTTGAACAGGGTTTAATCAATCTTTATGTCGCTCCGATTTACTATAGGCCGAATGTATTAATTGAGATACGAAACATTGGAATTGAACAAGCCAGACAGAATATTTATAATATTGTATAAGGTATAAAAAATCATGGCAGTATATAGAGCAGAAAATCAATCCCCTTTTGAAATAAATCCGGATGTCAGGCGGCATGTTAATCAGGTTATCTTTAGCGGGACCGATCAATCGATTAAAGTAGAAAGCGGTTTTTTTATGCTTGAATTGATTGTGGTTCCTTCCGGAGAAACAGTCACATTGACAGACGGAACAGGAAGGGCAATGATCAGCGGTTTGACCGGTTTCAGTCAAGAGCATTCACCCATGAAATGTGAAAAGGGCTTGACTATAACCGGAAACGTAGAGATTGCGAAAGGGTTTGAAGTTCCCGGAGTGCTGATATGATTTTGGAATTAACGCAACAGGAAAAGGCACAATTTGCTCAGTTACTACCTGCGCAGGCATCGCTTTCAGAACTGATGCTTGTGCGGAGTATTTTAATCAAGACACAACTATCAGAAAGTGATGTTGTGTCTATAAATAATCCTGATTTGATTAAGATTGAATTTTCACAGGATGAAATTAAATTCCTTTTACAGGAAATTAATTTAAGAGATAGCACAAGGCAATTGCCTTTTGCTTCTCTTGATCTTATCCTGAAAATAAAAGAAATTGAAAGTCAGGTTTCAACTCAAATAATGGAGGAAAACAATGGCTAAACCAAAAGGCCCTTTTGACACAAGTTTTGGCAACCCCGGTTTACAGGTCTTGCAATGGTTCCAGGAGAATCTGCCCCCTGAAAAGGTTGCAGAAATAACATATACAAAAGAATTCGCTGTCACGGCGGACGCAACCGGAGCTCTGGAAATTACAGGCGTTCCGCTGAATGCACGAATAATCGGCGCAAGAGTAATTTGTACCGCTGCAAATGCAAGCGGAACATTGCAACTCAGAACGAATGCAACAACACCGGTCGCGATAACTGATGCAATGATTTGCGCAGTTGACAAGGTTGTAGTTTATGCCGGTACGATTGACGATGCTGTAACGACTGTAGGCGTAGACGGATTACAGGTTATTTCAAACGGCGCAGATGATCGAGGGATTATCCTAATCGAATACAAGGTATAAAACCACATGAGTATTTGTCAAGAAACAAGAGTCGGATTTGCTTTTAACAACCCCGACACTACAAGTGATTACCATGCCCCCAGATGGGGGCTTTTGGTATCTTACGACGAATTGCGGTTTGACGAAATGTTCGGAAACGCTTTGATCGCCGAATCTGATAGTCAGGTAATTACAGACGATCAGCTTTTAGATTATGCAAGAGTTGCAATTGCATATTTGGAAGAAAGACTTAATATTGATATTTTACCCCGACGAATACGCTTTCAGGATCCTATTGGAGAGGATGGAAATGAGATCCCCAGACTTGATATAGCTAATGAAGACGCAGCCTACACATCTCAAATGACCGTAAAACAAAAAGGTGATTTATATATCCGTGAAGAGGGCTATCCTTATTTACTTACACAAGCCCGTCAGGAAATGCGTATAAAGTTACGCAGGCGGCCTCTGAGAAATGTATTAAATGTAAACTTTGTTGACCCATACCGAGGCTCTACAATCATTGATTTAATGCCGTACAGAATGGAACGAAAAGGATTTTCTTCTGTGTGTAATTTTAGACCGAGACACTCAACAACCGGAAGCAGTCGGTTTTTATATATATGGAACAATTTTTTGGTAATGCCTTATTTTAAAAATTTAAGAGATATAATTAGAATTGATTACGAAACAGGCTATGAAAATTGTCAAACTGTCCCTGATGAGTTCCGAAATATTGTTAAAAAATTGGCAGCAGTAACCCTGATGAATATTTACGGCGACGGAAAACTTGCCGCAATTGCCAGCCGGTCAGTTAACTTGAACAACGTCTCTGAGTCTATCAATACAACATTGTCCGCAACAAGTGCCACATTCGGCGCAAGGATAATGCAATACAGAAAAGAGATTAAAGAGTGGTTTGACGTAAATACTCAAAAATACAGCAGAACTCTAATCGGGCGGTTGGGATGATAAAACAAGAATTTTCTCAGGGAAAAAATAAAATCCGGATCGAAACCGCTGAATCAATAGAAGAAATGAAAAACGGTCAGCCTCAAACCTGTTTTTTTGTAAATGGAAAACAAGTCCCGAGTTATCAAGACCTTGTTAAGTTTATCGTCACAGAGACTCAAAAAAATAAAGAGACATTTATTCCTGAAAATTTAATCGACCACAGACAGAAATTAATCGAAAATCAAAAAACTCAGACCAGAGAATTTTTAAACCGTATCCAAAGAGAAACAAAGGCTAATATTAACCCTAACGATTTTTTAAAGGGCATAAATGATATAACAACAAAAACCGATATAACCGGCGTAAGGATCGTTGAGTAATGGGCCAGAATGCTAACATAGGACAACAGGCGGCGGTTACAGTTTTTGGGAATCCTGAATCTTTTATTAAGCTGATTACAAACCACGGCGTTCTGTCAAAAATAAAACAAGCTATGATTTGTCCTTGTGCGGCGGACAATTCGGGATCTGTTGATTATTTTTGTAAAATATGCAAAGGAGACGGCTATGTCTATCGACCACAACGGCGTTTTTTGGTAACTGATGAAAATAGCCCCTCTTGCGGGGATAAGATTTATCCTTTCAGAACTCCGATCCTTGGAGTTGAAAAAGTTCAGGTCGTAGGGGCTGAGAGCCAGTGTGGAATCCGTGACATTGAAGTTGACTCGTTTACTGATACTGAAATAATCCTGACAGAAGAAGTGAGCGATATATTTAAAAAACGAGTTACATATTATTTTGATGGTTGGACATATGTTGAATCAGATAAATTGACAGTTGACGCAGACAACGGCCTGATGTACACAAATCAAAATGTTTTTGACGCAGGTTATCAAAGCAGTAACCCTCTAAACGCTTATGCTGATATTACCCGAGTAGTAAAAATTTGGAATATAGACACCGAACAGGAAATCACTAATTATACATTTGACGGACGTACAATACAGACAAGCGAAACAATAGAACCTGATAAAATGTACGCTGAATATTATTACGCAGATTTGACACAAATAATAGCGGGGGATATTGCCAATAAAAACGACTCAGAGGACTGGACACATGCTCTTCAATCCGGTCAAGTAAAAATGTCTCTTTACCCCTTTTGGGATGTCACGATAGGGGATATTATAATTTTAACCGGGTCCACTCTCTGGAGAAACGAATCTTTAACACATAGAGGGGATTTGGACCGGTTATTTGAAATTGAAATTTTTGAATTAAATGATGTAATTTTGGGATCAGATGGGACAGTATACAACATAGGGGTTGACTATATCTTACAGGACCGAAATATTAAATGGATCTCAGACAATAAGCCCAACTTAGACACAACAATATCAATCAGGTACGGGTATAAGCCTTCATATATTATTTTTGAGGATAACCCCGAACCAAATAATCTTGAAAACAAGGCATACCCTAAAACGGTACTTGCGAAAAGCTGGACAAAGACAGACAAAAAAAATATTACGGACTTGATAAACTAATGGCTGAGATAATAACAAAATACTCTGATTATGCGATTCAATCGATTGAATTTTTTATTCAAAAAATCAAAGATGAAATGATTATCAGGGATCTGCCAAATTTAACACATGGTCGAGTTGAAATTGTTCCTGTTTTAAAAGAACATCCTTTAGTTGTCTTGACTCAAAAAGTAGTTAATAATCAGACCCGAAGTGCTTCCGATCGTGAATCCGGAGTTTTGCCGAGCATTGCGGTACTTCCCGGCAATATGCCCCCTGACGGCTTTACCTTTTCAAAAAGCCCCAAAACTGAAATAATTGAGGATGAATATATAAACGAACTCAAGGCCCTTTTAGATTTGTCAGATAAAGAAATACAGCAACAGGGGTTAATTACAAAAAAACAAATAGAGTTGATTTTATCGGCATACAAGCGAGCCCCTGAAAAGGGCATGCTCCTTGAGACAAAAGAATATCACAGAGATGAAGAAATAAATATTTCAGTATGGGCAGAAAGCGCAGATATAACAAATCTGTTGACAATTTTGATTGACTCTGTTTTAACCGAAATACAGATCGGAGATCCAGGAGACAATTCAGCAATAAAAAAAATGTCCATTAAGGTCCACAGAGGACTGAATAATATAAGATTTGGAAGAACTCTGCACGGCACAGAATTCTCCTTGACCTTTTTAAATACATTTGTTAATTATGTAGTCAAATTAGATCCGAGAGTAACAGACGTAGAACATGATTTTACCTTTAGAACACCGGGAGACGACAATGAACATTAAATTATATTTAGCCAACCATTCACCAGCTAAAAATCTTGACAGCATTATAATCAATTGGTACTGTCAGGGCGATAACAAGAAAATGAATAATGACCAAAAGTCAAAAGAAGAGTGGGACGGGATTATCAGCAATTTTTTTGGTGAAACCGAAAAGGATAGGCAGGATGCCCCTAAAAAAACCATTATAAAGGAAGAAAACCCAAAAGAAAACAAAATGATAAAAGAAAAGCTCAAAGAAAATAAACCAAATTCAAAAATAAAAACGGAGGCATAAAAAATGGCTGTTATATATGATTTTGCTGGGCGCAGAATAGCAGAGCCCGGAGTATACACAAAAAGACTCTTTCCCTCTGATCAGGGAGCAGGGGCGGTCACGGGTATTGCTGTCATTATGGGAGAGGCGGCAAGGGGCGGTGTCCCTTTTGATGCCTTTGAAGACGTAAATGATTGCATAAATATTTTTAACGATCAAAATCAGGCTTTAAGTATTTTGGGCGGAGGCGATGCTTATTATGGAACCGAGTTTTATTTAACTCCAACAAAAGAGGACTTTGGGACTCCCAGTGTAGCCCGTGTTCTTATTGTTAACCAAATGGAACAGGCTAAAACAGAGTTAAAAAACTCTACAACTTCTATTATAGATATAAAAAACAATATTTGGGGTGTTGACGGGAATACCACAGGTATAAAAATAAGTTCCGGAACTAATGTGGGCCGAAAACTTGATATTATATACAGAGGGGCCTCAATCCTTGACAAAGACGATGTCAACCTGTCACTATTTGAAATACAATACACCGGGGCAGGATCGGCGGCAACGATGACAATTGATGCCACAACCCTGTCAACAACAGTCACAGGAACGACCGGGGAGGATTTAGCATTAACACTTGCTGACTTTTCTGATCTTGGCAGTCTAATAAATTTTATAAACACCCAACCCACATACACCTGTACACTAACCGGCAAAAGTGACGAATTTACAACTATTTTTGATGCCGTAACCGCACAGGATATAAAAACAAGCGCATATGAAGCGTTAGCGATTGTAGAGGCTATAATCAGACAAATCAATAGTATTCCTGATTTAACTGCCACATTGCACACCGGATCAGCCCGACTTATCCCGGATAACCTTACAGATTATCAGTTTTTTACAGGCGGAAGTGTCGCAGCCGCAACAACTCAAGACTGGACTGATGCGCTTAAAAAATTAGAGGATTTCAACCTCAATGATATAGTTGTCATGTCAGGATCTTCAACAATTCAACTACTAGTTGAGGATCATTTAAGGCGCATGAACGACTTACAGGTTAAGCAATACAGGCAGGCCGGAGCAGGTGCGGGAAGCGCAACAACTACAAAGGCCGCAAGACTTGCAGAGATCAAAGCCTTAAATTCTGCTTATTTTGAATACTGTGTTACGGGATTTGAGAGACGGGATTATGTCAATAAGGTAGAAAGTAAATATTTTGAACCTTATTATCTTTATGCTCTTATTGCAGGGTTCAGGTATTCAAATAATGTTGGAATGGATCTGCTTTTTAAATATTTGAATGTGTCTAAAATCGATGTCTTGGATAGACAAGACCGAGACGATTATAGTATTGCCGGGGGAACTTATCTGCTTAAAAAAGTTAACTCAAGCAATATTTCAAACTTTCAAATCCAGTCTAATAACACTACATTTCAAGGCAGTCAGCCAACACGGACAAATCCGGCGGTTGTCTATGAAATAAACGTACTTACAAAAGACTTTGAGGAGCAAGTTGAACAGCAGATCAGGCAGCTTGACACAGTCGCTAACAGTGTAATAATATCAACCATTCAAAACTGGATAACTACTATACTTTTTCCGAGGTATAGAGATGATTTTGGATGGATCACTGATGGACCAGATGGTCAAAAAGCATTCGATAATGTTTCGTTTACACAAAAGGGAGAGGTTTTTACTGTTACAGCCACACTGACAATGTCAACCACTCCGAGATTTGTGTTTAATTTCTTGACTTTTATAACACCGGGACAAAATATATAAGGAGGTCTAAAAAATGGCTTTTAGGACAGGCGGTGAACCACAAGGCCCGATAGGATCGGGCATAGATAGTTTTTTGATGCAGGATAACACAATTCTTGCATATACCACAGACCTCTCTATTTCAGAGGACTATATGCTTGAAGGTATCCAGACTTTAGGATATTACGGTTTTAGGGAAATCCTTTCTCTGGGATATGATGCTAATATGACAATGGGTACATTTCTACTTCGAGGTGCAAATGTCGCAGGTAATTTGTCCCTCCCCGGTTGGCAGCCGGACGGGACTATCAATATAAATAATGCAGGTCGGTATACATTTACAATTTTAGACGTACACACGTTAACTGTGTTGCTGACCGTTATGGGTGCTCAATACGGCGGCGGAGACTTGACCATTGCGCAGGGTGCAATTAACAACAGGCAGACGCGTTGGAGAGCCCGGATGGTCGTTCCCGGCCTTGCAACAAGTTAGATAAATATTAAGGAAGGTGCAAACACCATGAAATTAATTAAATCATTACTATTTTTTATTTTTAAAATTAAGACAAGACTTTATGAGATTAAAATTGATAAAGAAAATAAAACATTGTTAATTTTTTCTTTATCAAGTCAAGAGGTTTATACTGTTGGACAATTAGAAGATTTTTCAGAAGATTTTTCAACTATATTTCAATCTTTTTTTGAAAACAAAAACATTGAAGTATGTGTTTTGAATGGACCGATTGATATTAAAACTATAACACAAAAAAAGGAACTAAAGACAAAATGAATCTACTAACTCCAGAAGAGAGGCAAAAGACTGTAATAGTGCAGGGACTTAAATTCGTAATTGATTTTATATCCCCTAAAAGACAAATATTAATTTCAAACAGGAGGGCTCAGTTACAGGGAGGTATATCAATCGATGCCTTGACTCAATCAGATTTTGATCTGTATAATGCCATTGCAACAGTTGACATCTGCTCAGACAATTTAAAATGGCCCGAAGGGTTTCCACAATCGAGCTGTGAAGATTGGGACGATGAGGACTTAATCTTTGAGCTCTCAAAAGAAATTTACAAATTTGCAACCGACATGAAAAGCCGGTTAAAAAAAAATAGACTTAGTACAGGAAGCAACGGACAGTAAATATTTTGTTGACGGCTTCATGCTGAAACATTTTGGGATTTGGCCCGATGGGGTAGATAAAAATGATTTACTTGGCGAACAGAAAATCTTTTTGATTTACCTCATGGGGGCGATCCCGAATATGGATCAATGGTCAGTACAAGTTGACTATGAAGTAGAGTCTAAAAAAATTAACTCGATGAGTCCAAATGACATTGAAATTTCAAAATCTGACATTGACCTTGCTAAACTTCAGGGCAAAGAGATTGACGAAATTAAACAAAAACGCTTAAAAGAAGCAAAACAAAAAGAACTCAGAAAGCTAAATAAAAAATACGGGATTGAAACTGATGAGCCAAAAGAGCCAGAACCGGAAACAGCAGATCCCGATATAAATGAGCAAATGAAACAAAGACAGAATGTTTTGAATATGCTTAACGGGAATAGACCGGTTTAAGGATAATTTTTTATGGATTATAACATAAAAGTAAAATATGAACAGACCGGTAAAAGGGCCGCAGGGGTACGGCAACAAGCCGTAAAAGCAGCGCAGAAAGCCGCACAACGTGGACCGGGAAAAGCAGGGCAGCAACGGGGCACAGTTGCGCAGCAATCCGTCCGTCAAATGAAAACTCTTACCACAAGTATAGATAAGCTTATTGTCTCCAATAGAAAACTTGAGAATGCAATTCGATCACAGAGTGGAGGGGGCGGTGGGCCTATTAGACCCGGACCACTCAGGCGTGGAGCTCCGAGAGGTGCAAGCCGTCTATTTGGAGGTGCGGCAGGATTTGGTCGCATGGGCGCAAGTATTCCCGTTATAGGCGCAGGAATTGCAGCCCTTGGTTTTACCATTCAAAAAGTAAATCAGATAGGAAACGCATATATTGAACTTGCCGGTCAGCAGCTTAAATCTGTGGGAGTCGGAGGCTTTAGGGGGGGGCGTGGCATGTTTACCGGGGCTGAACTTGGCGCAGGGATGAAAGCTTTCTCTATGGCAACCGGGGAATTTTTAGACCTTTCAAAAAAGAGTAAAAAAGAGCGAAAAAAAGAACAGGTGGCTTTAAAACCTACCCTTGATTATACTACTATTTTCGGACTTTCTCCCGAACAGGCACTAGGACAAAGAGGGCTGTTTAAAAGGGCTGGAGCTGAAAGGGGCTACACCCGGACCGTAGAACAGGCGGCGGGAATGGGTATTCAAACCGAACTCCCGACACTCATGGGGGCAGTAGCCGGACAACTTGAAGAAGCTGTTAAAAACGGTGTCAATTCATCAAGTATTGCAAACGACATGGGCCGGGAAGTGGCAAGCTTAACCCTTGCAACAAATACAAAGTCTGTAGATGCTGCCATGAACATAATAAGAGGGTTCAAGGGGGTCAAAACTCAATTAGGCCGGGGGAAACTTGGAAGCCTTGAGGGTATGTTTGCAGCAAAAGCAACCCGAGAGATGTTAATGGAGCGGGTCACTGATATATCCAAAGTCGATATTTTGGACAAAGAAGGTAAAAGAATAGGCGAGACAACCGGAAGGGAGCGGTATTTAAGCCGATTGCAAAAAGAGGGTGTGATCAGTAAGGCGCAAAGGGAAAAAATGTTGAACCTTGGACCGGGTGCGACATTTGAAGATATTCAGCGCACAATTGGCGGAGCCGGGGCCTTGACTCTTTTCAAAAAGCAAGCCCTTGAAGCAAACCCGGCAACAATGATGCGGCGCACAATTCAGCAGGTACAAAAAACATACGGAGCAACTCCAGAGGGCTTTCAAAGGTTTTCTGCTGTGGCTGATCAAATGGGATGGTCGGGGAATGTTGAACAATTACGGGCCGTATGGCAGACAGGGCTCAGGGGAGAGCCTAAAGACGTCGAAGGCGTAGGCCGTAAAATAATATCCGAAAGGGCAAAAGGGGTAAAAAAATCAGCCGCAGGAATGGCCCGTCGTAGACAGATCAGACGGGAGGATTTGGTAATGACTTATGGCGATTCTTTCGCAAGAAGTGCTGAAAATATGGAAGTAGCAATGATAAATTTGGCAAAAACGACCTTGCCCTTCGCAAATGAGGGAATAAAAACCCTTGGAACTGTTACCGGTGAATTGGCAAAAGGAATGGGAGAACTTGTCAAGCTTTCAAAAGAAGTAAGCAAAGAAGGCGGGGTCGGAGGCTATATTGGAACTGCGATAGGTCAAGCCATAAAAGACACACTACCTGCATGGATGGGCGGTACACCTAAAAAGAAAAAAACTGAAAACTTAACGGAATAATATGGAATCTTTAATCTCACTAGACACATTAAGATACAAAAAAAAGATAGTATATAACGCAGGCGTGGAATCCTCTATTGACTATGCAGAGCCTACAACAGAGAAAACAAACACTGTTCAATTATTATTTTCCCCCTTCGGTCTGCCCTTTGTCCCCATAGAGGTTTTAGGATCTGATGTAGGGGATATTATAACAGATATGACATGGACAAAAGACCGCAACAACCCCGGCGGTTTTTTGTCTGTAAGTATTACCCCCGATGCAACAGTAATAAAAGATATTGTCAAAATAATAGACCGGTTTACGGGTAATTTATATAGTAAAATTTGGGGATCTTTAGGCGTAGACTTGGAAGACCTTTTCAAACCTATGACACTTTGTCAATTATGGATTGACGGGTACCATGTCATGACTGGGACCGTGAGATCATGCAAGCGGGGGATGTCAGTCGATGACAAAAGTAAAATGGTCAGTTATGATATTGTGATTGATGAGCTTGGCAGTATTTATACACAAAACATTTTATCTTTAGACACAATTGTCGCTGATGGGATGCAAAAACAAATTGCTGATGCGATAAAGACAGCCTTTGACCTTGTATCACAAATAAAAGGTGTGTCAGTTGCCACAGGAATCCAAATGCTTATTGAAGCATTCAAGGTCACAACCTTAGCTCAAAGGATGACATTATCAGATGGATTCCCGCTTTTTTTAAGACTTATAACCGCCCCAAACCCTTTGGGCGGAATTGCTAGCCTTTCCTATGCCCGAAATATGATTTTTGATTCAAGCATGTTTCAACTCTCAGGCGGTGACTCGTTTTGGGACTTTTTAAAAAATTTAATTCCTAATCCTTGGATGGAAATGTACACCGAGTCCGGAGGCCGGACAATTGTAACGGAAGCAATCGGAGCCCCTACTGTAATGTTGCCGGGGTTTAATTACCTCATAGCCCGATCAGTCCCTTACTCAAACCCTTTGATAGGGACTGTCAATCCTGTTCATCTGCCGTCAATTCTGGCCTTTGATTTGACCGCAATACAAATGCTTTTAGGCGGGGATTTTGTTATAATTACCGACGATGATATATCCGATAAGCAGTTAGGATATGACTCAAGCAACCAGTCAACCGTGTTCCATACCCGTTATGCAAGTAAGGGAATGTCAGGGGCGCAGGATTTAACCGACAAGGGCATTAAGAGTGTAGGGCCTCTTAACCCCTTTGCAAGCGGGGGGATCGGCACTTTTGGAATCAGAGAAATGTTTCAGTCAATTGACTGCACGAGTCTAACAGGTCTTGGAACGGCTTTAAGTTACTCCGAAAGAATTGCAAAAAATAAACTTGGACTGCCTACACAAATAATGGCTAAAAATGCATTAAGTAATTTACTTGCTGTATGGTTCCGCAATCAATCCCGGTTCCGGGAGGGAACGGTGGTCCTTGCTAAACAAAAACCGTGGGCACGTCCGGGGATGTACTGTTTATATTTACCGTCACTATCCGGGAAAAAAGTTGAAAACCTAAGAGACATAGGAATTTATTATATTGACTCGTTATCTCAGGACCGAAGTATTGAGGATAAAGCGGTTACGGCAACAACAACATTAAATTTGATTCGAGGTGTGCCATTACCGGCGACTTTGGCACAATCGGCCCTTTTACTATTTGACTTTGAAATATTGCCTCCTGAGTCCGGATTGGCAGACGGTGAATATAAAATTTTAAAGGCTGCAAGGGATGCAATAAGCTTAATATGAGACAACGAAAATACAATAAAAACAGGGGTATGGATACCCACACCCGAAATGCTGATAATAATAAATTCAGAAGCGGTTCTTATGATTCTTTACAAATGATTAGTGGTGAAATATCCCTAACTCAGCCTGAGCCCCTTTTTCGTCAAAACATGGTTACTGTCAAGCCGTCAAGAGGTGGATCAATAACAAGTGTGGCCTATCCAGGGGCGTTTTTTGATCCTGTTTCAGGCAATTTACACGGGGCCTATGAGGGGCCTATACCCGGTCAACAGGTGGTTGTTGGATTTGAAAATGGTAACCAGAGCACTCCTTTTGTCGTAAACCGGTATCCTTATCAGGGCCGGGGCAATACTCTTTTTGAAGAAAAATTTACAACTCCGCTGACTAAAAATTTATTTCATTCTACTGATGTCTTAATGGGCCATTTTTCAGGCTCATATATAAGCCTTAATACCGGTGTCGCCCCTTCAACCAAATTGCCGGGAAGTGTAACCATTAAATCCATTACGGATTTAGAAATGGAAAGCAGCACTCGGATTTCATTAAAATCTATTGCAGCAGCGGAAATTGAAAGCACGGTTGTCAAAATAACCGGAACTACAAACATACAGTTAAACGGGAGTACAGACTTTGCAATTAAATATACAGCAATGAAGACCGCATTTGACACGCTCAGGACTGATTTGAATAATTTGGTAACTGCATATAATACACATATTCATATTACAACGGCTACCGTGGGAGCAAGCGCAGTGCCTGGAATAATATCCCCCACAGTTTCAACGGCGATTCCATCAATTGCGGACATGACATCGGCACAAAATCCGACTGTTTTATTTTAAAACTTGACAAAAATAGAACAGTCTTTTTCAATATGATGAGGAGCAAATAATAAATGAATCTGCCTACATTATTTAAACAAATTTATGGAACTTTTGAGTTTTCCGGTCTATACTCCTTTGAATTTGTAGACAAAGACAGGGAAACCATAACGGAAATATTCCTTTTTGCTCCCCCGAAAAGCAAGAATAACACCGAAGGTACACGCTCAAGCATTACCGCAACAGCCGGGAGCAATTTTTTATTAGATGCCGGAAACTCAATTAAGCCTTTTACCCTATCCGGTGAATTGTGGTTTATAAAGGAAGAAAGTCCCGATAATCCGGTAGCCCCGAACCCTGAAAACTTTGAAAATACAATTGACGGTTTAAACGGGTTTTTAGCCCTTAGATGGATGCTTGTAAGATACAGGGACTACACAATGACACGTAATGCTGAGGTGTCAATCCCTTCAAGTTTGACAGGATTAAGCTCTCAAATAAAAACACTATACAAAAAAGTATCTAAACTTGTTAAGGAAAAAACAGGGGCCTTGTATGATGAAATAAAGGTTATTTTCCATGACTACGACATGGAAGATCATTTTTATTGCAGAGTTGCCAACCTCAGCGCAACACAAACGGATTCAAAACTTTATGCGATAGACTACAGCATAGAACTTGAATGCTATGAGCCGGACCTCAGACAAAAATTAACAAGCCCTGAAATTAAAAAAACAACTAATGAACGCCTTGATCTAACAAACACACAATTACAGGAAATAAATTTCTCAGATAGATTGGACAGTGTTCAGGGAGAAATTTCGTCAAATACCGATTTCTTATCTCAGTGTTTAGCCATATCGGACACCATAGATGAAATAAATGAAGAAAGCACGAGCATTCAGTCAGGTCAAACTACGTTCACAGGCCCGATTGTGGACTTGACACAAACATTGCTGACATCAACAAACTCCGCTCTTGATTCTTTAGTCCAAACCTTTTTAACTGAATTTCAAGTCAATTCTTATCAGTCCGGAGATTTGACACTTGATGAAATTTTATCGTTCGATCTTTTGTTTTTTTATAATGCGCTGCAAAAAGTCAAACTACAGGCTCAGGGGCTCAATGGTATTTTGAGATCAAGCATAAATCAGGGAGAGACTCAATATTATCAAAATGCAGATGACTACAGACTGACAACAGAGCAGTTTGAAGATGATAGTAATCGAGTTGAAAATAATACATTTTTCACTTATTATACCGTTGTCGATGGTGACACGGCCCGAAGTGTGGCACAAAAAACATTGCAAGACAGCGAAAAATTTATTGATATTTTAAGAATAAACAATATTTCTGATAATGATTTCACAGATGGAAATTTAATAGGTCAAAATATAAAAATTCCCGCCACTCTTGAAACTTTAAGCCGGGGGGCTGACAACTTTGTTTTTGAAGCTGAGACAACAGACCCGATAAAATTTTTATATGGGACAGACTTAGCAGTTGATGAAAATAAAAACTTACTCCTGTCTACAACAGGGGATCTTAGGGGCCAAACTGGTTTAGAAAATGCCTTTCAAAATGTAGAAAACAGAATACAAAATGAAAAAGGAACTTTGAACGTATTGCGGCCAAACTTTGGAGTATCACCGTTAAACAATTCAAACGCCCCTGTATTGGTTAATATAAATAAGTATATAAATGATTTTATATATCAAATACAATCCGAACCGAGAGTAGAATCCGTGGATCTAAAAACAGATGAAATTAATTGGAGCGGGGAAGTGCTGTCATTATCGGCAGATATATCTTTTATTGGAACAGACGAAACACGAGAGGTAACAACAAATGCCTGATATAATAAAAAATTACACAGCAGAACAACTTTCAAATTTTTACAGAAATAAAATAATTTCTGATAACGTTGGATTGACAGATTTCAATGAAGGAAGCAAAACGCAATCTATAATTGACTCCAATTCTGAAATTGTTTCCAGTATCGCAATGGACTTCAAGGAGGGTTTGGTTAAAGCAATCCCTACGGCACTGTATGAAGGGCTTGGTTTTTCAAAAAAACCGGCTGCCTCTGCGATTGGTTTTATTCGTCCTTACAGATTGCCGGTTATGACTGTAAATTATACCGGAGCCGGGACAAGTGCTGTAATTAATAGCGATGCTTCGACTTTTTCGGCCTCTGTTACCGGGGCGGTTTCTGACAATTTCAGTTTTGATTATACTTCATATCCTACAACAAATAATTTAGTTGAAGCGATTAACACTTTGACTAATTGGACCGCTGCGGTTATAAATAATGCGAGTACAGTTGAAATATTTCAGTATACATCAAAAGAAATAATTGGATCAAAAAATTATAAATATCAAGATGGTTTGGATATTGCCTTAACAAGTGATACAGAAATAATTATCCCCGAAGGGTATTCGGTTACCATCGATGACATAGAAGTTTTAACAACCTCTGAAAATACACTCCTTGCCGGAGAAACAGGAGTACAGTGTGCGGCACGGGTAGTGCTTCCGGGGTTGGACGGGAATTTAAAAGTGAATGCAATTGACACTTTTGAAGGAAAGGGTTATATTAATTCAGTCATCGAAGGCATATCATATGCCATAAACGATTCGTCTTTTTCGGGCGGAAGACTGGAAGAAACTGAAATTGAGAGAGCTCAAAGATTTGTTGAAACCATAAACGGTTTAAACGCCGGGACAAGGTTGGGCATTATATCCGCAATAAAGGCCATTCCTGATGTCAGATCAGCCGATCTACTTCCTGCCACTCCCACAAAAGGGACCAATACTATTTTAGTCGATGACGGTACAGGTTTTTTAAGTGCTGAATTACAAGCCGAAATAGAAAAAATTCTTGAGGGTGACCCTGACGACATTGTTAATTATCCCGGAAAAGAAGCTTACGGCATGGATTATCCAATTACTGTACCGACATTAATTGATGTCAACATAGGTGTTGCTATTACTCGACTCCCAACAATTGACGTTGATCTTGATGAGATAAAAATTGATGTTCAATCTGCAATTGAACAATATATAAATACTCAGAAAATAGGGGCTGATGTTTTGGTCTCTGAAATAATACGAGTATCAAAAAACAGTAATGCTGCGGTGTACGATATTACAGTAAACACCCCTTCTGATACAATTTCTATTGCCGGATCGGAGCGAGCTCAAACCGGAGTTGGAACCGGGGGCACGGTTTCCGTGACTGCATCAATAGCAACAAGTATTTAAGGATTAAAAAAAATGTCAATACCTGATAGAATCAATAATAATCTTCAAGTTGTATTAAATAAAGATAATGAAATATATAAATCTGTTATTGCTGATGAATCCGGATTTGAACCGGATCCGCCCTTGACGTGGGAAAATGTTTTCACGGGATTTGAGAGCGGTAATTTTCAGGATGTCGCCTACGGTAATGGCAACTTTGTAATGGTCGGAGAAACGGCTCAGATTTTAGTTAGCCCTGACGGGATCGATTGGACATATATTGATGTTTACAGCCCCCCTGATCCCTTTGGAGTCCCTTTCAGCACTACTTTTGAACGTGTAATTTTTGGGGGAGGTCAATTTTTAGCTTGTGGTTGGTTTTTGGCTGCCGAACTTGCCACAAGTCCCGACGGGATTACTTGGACGCGCCAAACTCTTAATTTGCCTCCCGGCTTTGCTGTATTCGGTCGAACATCCCATGCTATAGCATATGGAAATGGAGTTTATGTGCTAACAGCAAGACTTGGCAACATTGCAACAAGTCCAGATGGGGTTAACTGGACGGCAAGAACGGCCCCGAATGAAACGAGCATTTATTCTGCTTCTTTTGAAAATGGCCTTTTTTTGATAGGTAATAACAACGGGGATATTTCCACAAGTCCCGATGGAATAAACTGGACCGCTTATCAATCTATGGATGGTTTTGGCGGGTCAGACTGGGTCCGGGATATAACTTTTGGCAATGGACTTTATGTCACAGTCGGAGACAATGGAAGCCTTTCAACAAGCCCGGACACAGTAAATTGGACCGGTCGAACTTCAAGTTTTGGTACAAGTGACATTTATTCAGTCAAGTTTATAAACAATACCTTTATCGCAACCGGGGCAGGAGGTCAAGTCGCAACAAGTCCCGACGGGATTACTTGGACACAAATAAATAATAATCATTCGCCTTCAACGATTGTCACAGGGCTCGCCGTGGGAGAGGGCCTCTATGTAACATCCGGACGGGGCGAGCCAATATCAATAACAGAAGATCTTGTTAACTGGGTTTTTAGATTAACCAGATCCCCGCTTGGTAAAAAAGTAGCTAATGTTGCATATAGCGATAGAGACAACTTATTTTTGATTACCAATGGGAGAGATTTAAAATATAGCCCCGACGGTATCAATTGGAGTGATTCGATTCAGCCGCTTGGTCCGGGAGAAACCATATATACTGGATCCGTGACGCTTGGAAACACGGCAATTATCGCAGGGGCAGACGGCAGGCTCGCTACAAGTACAGACGGCTTGACTTGGACTTCCAGAGATCCGGGATTTGGTGTTTCAGGCATTTTTTGCTCTGAAACACAACAGATAGTTGACACACTAATAGCCGGGGCAGACGGCAAATTTGCTTCAAGCTCAGACGGCATTACATGGACCTCAAAAGCAACACCATTCGGGGTTAACTCAATTTTAGCAATAGGGTCAAGCTACGTTTCTTTAGTTTTAACAATAATAATCGGAGGACAAGGGGGTCTATTGGCCACCACTTCGGGACTGGGTGACGACTGGACATTACAGGATCCTCAATTCGGAACTGATAATATAAATGGAATAACCTTCGGGAATAGTATTTTTGTAGCAGTTGGAAACAATGGCAAACTTTCAACAAGCCCGGACGGAGCAACATGGACCGCCCGAACTTCAAGTTTTGGGGTTGATAATATTAACGCTGTAATTTATCAGCCCACAGATGCTCAGTTTGTAGCCGTCGGGAATTCTGGCAAGTTAGCCACAAGCCCCGACGGTATAACATGGACACAGCAGACAACAACTTTTGGAACAACAAATATTAACACTGTGACTTATGGTTTTGCGTATGTAATCGCAGGCGATGAGGGGAAATTGTCTGAAAGCAATGACTTGATAACGTGGACGGACAGGGATTCAAATTTTGTTCTTAAAAACATAGAAAGCATTTTTTATTATGCTTCGGGCGGTCAAAAATATATTTTAACTGGGGAAAATGGCATTTTGACGCAGGCTCCGGCGAGTGATACGAGCTTTTGGCAGGTCCGTGTCTCACAATTTGAAGCTCAATCAATTTCCGCCTTAAATTTTGGAAATAATTTATACATTGTGGGAGGCAATAATGGACGTGTTGTGACAAGCCCTGACAGAATAAATTGGACTTCACGAGATGCCGGGTTCAAGCTTTCAACAATAACAATACTAGGATATGAAAACGGCATTTTTTTTGCAGGATCTACAGCTGGGAAGCTGGCAATAAGTGTTGATGGTGTAAATTGGACACAACAGACAATCTCAGGAGCGGCGTCTATATCTGAAATTGTTTATGGAAATAAAACTTATATGGTAAGAGCTGGGCAAGAAATATTTATTAGCTTGGATCTCTCAACGTGGACTCAACAAAACATTGATTTTGAAGAAGGAACTAATCTTAAAATTTTCAGGGCTATAACTTTCGGTTTTGATATATTTGTCCTTGTTGGATATACCTATGAAATAGTTGCTTTTTTACCAGTCATACTGGAAAGTAAAATAGCAACAAGTCCAGATGGCACTAGGTGGCAATTGCAAGATAATAATTTTGGTACAAGCGGGATTGAATCGGTTCATTTTGGATTAAATACATTCATTGCAGGGGGAGGCAATGGAAAAACAGCAATAAGTTTCGACGGCAAAACTTGGGAACAAAGAACCGGTAAATTTTCAGATAATTTAGTTGAAGAAATAACATCAAGTGGCAGTCTATTTTTAGCAGGTGGGGCAGTTACGGCGATAAGCACAGGAGAGAAAAACCCAGAGTTTTTCAAACCGTGGGATCTTGAAATCGGGGCACTTGCGAGTCAACAAGAGTGGCTAAAAAATATGGGTTTGGAGTTATTAAAACAATTGTCTATTTCAACGGCAAGCGGAGATCTTCTCAAATATCAGCTGGAAAATTTTTTTGGCAGTTTTAAGCTTGAGGGGGAAACGGAGGCAGACTGGGTTTTCCGGACGCAGGCTATTGTTTTAAACCCTAAACTATCAAGAGCAGCCATTATATATTCAATGAGGCCGTACAGCAGTCAGGAACCGGAAGTGGAAAGACCGCAACTCGAAGCTTTTTTCATGGATTATTCTTATATGGATATTCCACTACAAGATGAGGTTGATGTGGGCGGCGGGGAAATTATTTTTGTTTTACCGGCAATAATGGAAGAAACCTCATCCCCATTATTTACAATAAGGGTAATACTTTATGACACACCATCCAGTCAACTAACAACTGTCAGAAACATTCTTGACAGAACTGTAGCGGACGGAATTGAATATCTTTTAACCATAGCAACGACTTAAAAAAAAAGGTGATAAAAAATGACAAGAGATTTAAGAACAGTAAACGGCCAAAAAGGACAACTTGGGGACTCTATAGAAGTCTTCAAACGAATCGGTGATATATCTGTCCGGGACATAGGCGTAAATGATAAAATACAAATGTTTGATCAGGGAAAGGCTCTCATAACCTCCGGGTTAAGAGTTTATGAGAATTCAGGAATGACAGTCACGGTGACCGCAGGAACAGGAGAACAAAGGATACAGGAATCCGGAGACATTACCCCTATAATAAATACATTAGATACAACAATCACAATTGACGCTGCAACCGGAAGCGCACGGGTTGATATAATAGAAGCTCAGATACAAACAGCAGAAGACAAAGACGACGTGTCACAAGTAGCCACAGACAATGGTCTCAAGGTGACTATATCCAACACACCAATAAAACGAGATGTTAAATATTTCTTGAATATTCGGAAACAAACAGACACTACAGATACTACAGCAGCCACAGCGGGCGTTTTGACCGGAACTGTTGCAATTGCATCTACAATAGACCTCAGTACAAAGTATTTAATAAATGTTTCAGATAAAGAAGACGGGAGTTTTATTGAGATAGATTGTCGGGGAGCAGTCCCAAGCGCAACAACAAAGGCCGAAATATTGACAAATATAAACAGCGCACTTTCAAGGACAGCCGCAAGTGTAGGCGGCGGAAATGTGATCGTTTTTACCGGTGATGGGACCGGCGCAGCAAGCACTTTTTCAATTAAAGCCCCCACCTCTGATTCTGAAAAAGATGCTCTTGAGGTTATATTCGGATTATCTATTTTAACAAAGGGGTATAAATACACGTATACCGGCACTACCGAATGGTTTAAACTTGCTGAGATTTCAGTAGGCGCATCAACAACGTTTATTACAGACAGCTTAATCTATAACGTGGACCGAAAAACAGAATGGACAAGTGAATCAGACACAATTTTAGTACAAAATAAAATTTATGATGAAAACCAAACCCGACAGTATGAAACAAGCCAAATAAATGAATTATTGAATTTAATTCAAGCCGATTTGACAGATATGAAGTTCAGAAATGTAAAATATAATGCTGATGGTATAAATTGGACTATTAAAGACGAAAGTTTCGGAACAATTATTTACGATATTAATTATGGAAATAGGGTTTTTGTCGCTGTTGGGGCACTTGGTAAACTTTTTACAAGCCCTGATGGTATTACATGGACACAACAAACCTCAAGTTTTGCGGGTGGGGATTCTATTTTGGGGTGCACCTATGGAAACGGTAAGCACATTGCCTGTGGATCGTCCGGGACAATAGCAACAAGTCCCGATAGCATTACATGGACACAACAAACAAACCCGACTTCCGGGGCTAATAGGGGGTGCGCATACGGAAATGAATTGTACCTTGTTGCAGGATCAAGCGGAGAACTTGCAACAAGTCCGGATGGGATTAATTGGACTGCTCAAACATCTGCTCTCTCTGGAATTTTTAGAGATGCGACATTCGGGAATAACTTATTTATTGTTGTTGGAGCTGGTTTAATAACAAGCTCCGATGGGATAACATGGACACAAAGGACTATATCAATAGCACCACAAGGGGTAGCGTATAGCCCCGAGCTGGACTTATATGTCATCGTAGGTGACACAGGAGGATTAGAAACAAGTCCGGATGGTATAACATGGACTCCCCGGACCTCAAGTTTTGGAACTGATAACATTGAAAAAGTATATTATGGTAACGGGGTTTTTGTTGCTGTTGGAGTAAACGGGAAAATAGCGAGAAGCACCGATGGGATAAATTGGTTTCAACAAAGTTCAAATTTGGGGACTGATTCATTAAACACAATAGCATATGGAGACGGCTTATTTTTGATTGGTAATCAGATTGGTAAAATAGCCACAAACGGATATTACCAGCCCTTACCCGGTACAGACTGGATTTCTCAAGACTCCGGTTTCGGGGCTGATAACATAAACGCAGCGACTTTTGCGCACAATAAGTACATAATCGGGGGAAATGCCGGTAAACTTTTTACAAGCCCTGATGGTATTACATGGACACAACAAACCTCAAGTTTCGGGGCTACAGATATAAGGGGCCTAGTATGCGCAAACAATATCTGCATTGCAAGCGGAGAAGACGGGAAGCTTGCCACAAGCTTGGACGGGATTAACTGGACGCAGCAGACAAGCAGTTTCGGAACTGACATAATTAAAAATGCGGCATATGGATCCGGAAAATTTGTAGCTGTGGGAAATTCTGGAAAATTAGCCACAAGTTCAGATGGTGTGACATGGACACAAAGAACCTCAAGTTTTGGCACTGATAATATATCTAATATTATTTATGGTAAAAACCAATTTATAACAGTTGGGGCAAATGGAAAAGTCGCCACAAGTTCCGACGGGGTTAACTGGACACAACAGACAAGTGGATTTGGGGCTAGTATTGTGCTAAGAGGCGTAACCTATGGAAATGGAATTTATGTTTTAACAGGAAATATTGGCGCACTTGCGATTAGTACCGACGGTGTGACATGGCAGACACAGGGTACAAGTTTTGGTTTAAATAATATAGCAGACATTGTTTATGCAAATGGGCTTTTTGTTGCAGTGTCCGGGAATGGCCTAATAGGCACGAGTATTGACGGCATTAATTGGGAGCTTCAAACTGCCAACATGGGTACAAATTTAATGACAAACCTTGCATTTGGCGCAGGGTTACATGTAGCCGTAGGAAACTCCGGAAGTTTAGCAATTAGCAGATAATGCCAAAAAAAAGACCCTTTAAAAAGGGTCTTTTTTGTTTAATTTACAAGTCTTGTATACCTCCTTGACCTTGCTCCCATGCTTTCGGAGCAGGTTGATCTGTTTGCTGTGGGACTTCGGTCCCGGCCCCTTGTTGAAGAAACTGAGGCAAAGCCTCCCCCTGTTGCTGAGGGGGGGCACTAGGTGCTTGAGGCTGATTCCCTGCTGCCATATTTGCCCCTTGTTGAGGGACAACCGGGGCCGCTCCTGATATAGGCACAGCTTTTTTAACTTCATTTTTTGGGTCATAGCCGGGATCGTGTTTTACGCCAACAGTTATTTTTAATGGTTTGTCATGGAGCAACATAGTGTCTGCGACTTGGGTTGTATATCCCAGAGCCCTACATATTTCGTTAAAATGTCTTTGGCCAATATGTTGCGCTTTTGTTTTGCCTTCATCTGTCCCATAAGCATCAAATTTGTGATTTATGTAATCAAAAATTTGCCGCCCCTTAAATTGTCCGTCAATGATTTTAAAATTCAAACTGATAAAGTCACCCGTACCACTTTTGTTCCTACCTGCGTCTGATTTTACAATCATTGCAAGATAGTCACCCTCTGGAACTGGTTTTGGTTTTTCATTTGGTATGTCGTCTCTTATAACATGATTTATTACTGCCATATTTGGCCTCCTTATTTTTTACCTTTTGTTTTTGTTTCATCTCTACCGGGAGTTAGATTGTCTTCCAGTAAAAATTTCATAATGTCTTTTAAGTTACCAAGATTCACAGGGGTAATGTTGCCAAAGTGGTAACTGTTCCCTGATAAAATTGCCGGGTTCCTGCCGTCAAGCTCTAAACTCCGTGAATCTAACCCTATTGCACGGCCCCTTTTAGTTTTTGCGTCTTTGTCAACCAGATAATCCGGTCCATAATGCCCTATTATATCCGCCCACCTTTCAATTACCTTAACCGAATGAATATCAATTGCAGGAACTAATTTGTCATACGGGTCCTTGTCAGTAGGTCTTTCAGTTACTTTTTCTTCGTGAGCAATTAAAACAACATTCATATTGCGTTTTTTTCTTAAATAATCTAAATTAGAACAGAATGTTCTCCAGCCCTTCGGAGCTTCAACCTTATATCCGTTGTGAAATGCCGTGGCTTTATGCTTGTCACTATTTATAGACTCCCATCCATATTTTTGGCATAAATGAGAATGTATTAGCCTCTCAAGATCTCCGATCGGGTCGATTATAAGAGTTTTATAGTCATGCGCACCTTCGGCAAGCTCCTTTATTAAATCAGCCACCTCTTGATATTTTGTTAATAATGGTGTTTTAGCACAAGCGATGTCATCGACACGATCTTCAAGCCGCACCAATAGTGGCTTTGGAGCCGCTGCGCAAAATGTAGATTTTCCTATTTTAGCAGGGCCATAAATGATCAGCTTTCTTGCGCTTTGTTTCACCCCTGTTTCGACATTGTCAAGAATTCCCATTAGTACCTCCTGTTTTTTTTAATTTTTCAACTGCTATTGTAGGCCGATTGTATTTGAATTCTACATGTTCGGATACAATTTTGTAAATATCAGGATAATTCTTCTTTAAATACTCATATCCTTTTTTGTCCAACTCGAATACAATCTTTTCGGGCCGTAAATCTGCTGGGATCGAATCCCTTATTGACTTATATCCTTCTTGATTAAGCTTCCAATTAGGATTTTTTTTGATATTTGTAGAAAAACCCAGCTCCTCATCTTTAAAGGTCTTTGAACTTGTATCAAAATCAGGATATAAAGCACTTAGCTGATCTTCAACTTCCTGCCTTTTTGCCTTGGCCCTAGATTCAGCATTTTTGCATTTCAGCCATTCAGAATGTAGTTTTTTCTTTTCTTCATTATCCATTGTTTTTTTGAGTCACCTCCTCATGTTTACTTAAATAATCGTCAATTAGATTTGCCACAAATTGACCGATTGTTTCCCTTTTTTCCGAAGCGAGCTCGGTTAGTCTTTCGTGATGTTCAGTCGAAACATTAACACCCTTGGAGCCGTTAGGGAAAATTGTCGCTCTGCCTCTGCTCATTTGTACCTCCTGTTTGTTATTTGTTGTGACACATACAAAAACCGGGCCTGTTTATTGTCAATATTTTTTTATTTTTTTTTAACTTTTTCAATATTTTTTAATATTTTTATGAAAAACATTTGACAAGACAAGGGTGTTGTTTGTATATTGACTTTAAAATTTAAACAAAAAAAAGGTAATTGTTATGGAATATTCAATCAAAGCTTATTTTCACATTTTTTTTGCATTATGGCTTCTCTGTTTTATTTGTTGTGGATTAGCAACAATAGTTTTATCGAAATGGTTTGAAAAGTACAGCACTAAAAAATATATTGTGTTTCTTCTGGTGATATCTTTAGTTTACAGTGTCATTCTTACTATTTTAACTTTCTTAACCAAAAGTGTTTAAAATTTAAATAAAAGGAGAAAATTATTATGGCAATGAACAAAAAAGAGAAAAAAGAGCTTGAAGATCTTAAAACAAAACTGGCTTTAAGATTTACAGAACCGGTTGAGCGTGATTTAATGCCGCCAAATACTTCTGATGATTTTCGTAAAATTGTAAATGGGTATTCATACAATGCATATAATTTAAGAATTGGAAAATCCTGCTCTTCTTCAATATATCACAATCGTCACGGGTGGGACGAAACAACAGCTCAAGAGCCCATAGAGCAATATTCAACGAAATTATTAGCCCTTAAAGCGATGCGAAACGAAGTAGAACTCCAATCGGCTAAGAAATTAAGGGAAATAGATTTAATGATTGAACAGGAAGTGGAGGCAGGGGAATGATTAAAGCAAATGAAGCATTTGATAAAACAATAGAAGCCAGAAAAAAATATGATAAAAAGTTTGAAAAATATGATGAGAAAATCAAAGCTTATATTCAAGAAAGAACAGATGGCACTTTTTATTATGGAGAAATGCTGGGAAGAATTTCTCTTTTTGATTTATCTCAGATTGAAGAAAACTCCCAAAATATAGAGCCTCGCATGGGTATACCTAAAGACTATAGAGGGAACTTCCCCATTGGCCCTGTAGCAAATCTATTTTTTCAATATATAATAAAAATTTTGGAAAAAAACAACTATAAAATTATTGAAATACGTAAACAAAAGACAGATATTACAGAAATAATATTCACATGGGAGTATCAACCCTATTATGATTGTTGTTGTTTTAAATGTAAAAACCTTACAGAAGAGGCATCTTTTGAGTGCGGCTGCAAAAATGATCCTATGTACATAAAAGATTGGTGTATGGAATGCCCTAAGAGGCGTTACTGTAAGGTTACAGCGCAACCGTGGGGATATATTCCAAAAAAGACAAAAGCTTGATTATGACCTATTAGACGTAAAATAATAAAAAAGGAGCCATAGAAATGGAAATAATTGAAAAATTTATTTTGAAGAAAGCTGAAATGATAATCGCAAAAAAGGGCGGTTCAAAATTTGTCAATGGAGTTTTTGTATGTCGAATGTCAAAAGAATTTCACAAATGGGTATATAATGAAGGGTATGAAATTTTTGTGGACGCTCAAGAACTCAAAAAAAATAAAGATAAACTTAAAAAAGGGGAAGGTTGAAAATGAAAATATTAGGGCCATTACCAGAAGGAATAAAAGAATTTCCTACTAGGTTATTAAATGAATATCATGCTCAACTAATACATTCTCAATCGTTAAAAAGATTAAATGAAAGGGGCGGTATGAGTTATGGTGAAATAGTCATTAACATTTTTACATTAGAAATAAGGGATATTGAACATGATGAAATAAAACATGAAAAATTATTAAGACATATTTTGGAATGTATAAAAATTAATTAAGGATGGTTGTTTATGGATTATAAAGATTGTATTTGCTTTAAGTGTACATTGCACGTGGATGAAAATCCAGTTGATTGTGGCTGTGAAGATGAACCTGTGTATATTAGGGACTGGTGTATAGTTTGCCCAAAAAATTCTTTTTGTGACATTACTGAAAAACCGTGGTTGTATCAACCGGATGAATGAAATACTAATAAGACAAAAGATTACTTATGCCGTTTTAGACGTAAAATAATTATTTTTTTTACTTTTAACTTGACAAAGATATGACAAGGTATTATTTTGTCTTTAAATAAAATAACAAAGGAGGCTTAAATTATGAGACTTTTAGATATTTCAGAGGATTTCCAGTCTGCTGTACAAGGGACTAAAGAAATTTATATAAACATCGATGAAATAAACCATATAGTTTTATACCAAAAAAATCAGGACAGCCGTGAAAGTTACAATATAGTATTATCCTTAAAAAACGAGAAAAGCTTCACTAGCAAGTTGGTCTACAGCAAAGAATCCGAAGCAAGCGAAGCATTGACAAAAATCGTCGAAAGAATCCGAACATGGCAAAATATTGAGAGTTGAACTATGATTGAAATACTAAACAGATATTGTTTCATAGTAAGCGACTTCGGTGATTGCGTTTTGTATGCGCCCCGCAATAAGCAAGGATTTGAGTTTTTATATGTTAACGACAAATACGTTGAATTCAGAGTGGGGCTTTATCCGAAAGGATCCCATATTTATAAAGACAAAGAAAAGCTGCAAATGCTTTTTGATAGTTGGGAGTAATTTAAACTTAAAAGAGAGGTGAAACATGACTGAAAAAAAAGAACAAAATGATTTACAGAACTTATTAAAACAAGTTGAAACTTTAGCTAATAATGCTTTATATTTTGACGACAGTAGTGATTACGGAATTGCTCTATGGCGGATTTTACACACAGTATCTCCCGACATGTTTGACGAAGATAATAAATTAAAAAATAAATTAAAGTATATTGAATAATATTTTATTTTTTTCAGAAAAAAATTAAAATAAAAGTTTAAAAGATAGAGGTTATATATGAAAGTTTATAAATTAGAAGTAATAATATGTGATTCGGATGTTGAATCAATAGAACAGGCTGAAAACCTAATTGATGAAACAAGGTTCCCGAACCATACTCATGTTTTTCAAATATCCTGCAGAGAAGCGGATATTGGAGAATGGAATGATAACAGCCCATTAAATAGCTCAAACGAAAAAGTTAGGAATGAAGAACTAAAAAGACTTTTTCCCTAAAAAAAAGTTTTTAAAATAAAAATTTAAAGGAGAGGTATAATATGGATTATAAAGTTGAAAAAGATTGGATTCACAATGGATTAAGGTGTGTTGTTATTCTATCGACAACTTTGGGCCACAGATGCGGATATGTTGGAGTTCCAAAAGACAACCCCCTATTTGAAAAAGACTACAGAGAAATAGATTTTTTGATAGAAGTTCATGGTGGACTTACATACTCAGGTGGAGGAAATGAATCAAAATATCCTGTTAAGTCCGATTTGTGGTGGTTTGGGTATGATTGTGCTCATTCAGGAGATGGGAAAGATCTATTGAATTGTAAACCGGAAGTACTGAAGTTAGAAATCAAATTCCCTACCGGTGGGGTTGTAAGAACTTTAGATTATTGCATTACTGAGTGTGAAAGAATGGCCGAACAAATTAATAAAATAGAAGTTCAAAAAGTATTGAGTATGGAATAGTACAAAAATGGATGTTATGACCTATTAGGGGTAAAAAAATAAAAATTTATAGAGAGGTATATTGGAAAATTATAATTATATAGATTTATTTCACGGAATAGGCGGTTTTGCATTAGGAGCCTACAGGGCTAATATGAAATTCAAAAATCATTTTTGTTCTGACACTAATAGATATTGTCAGGAGTTATATAGAAAAAGGTTTCCAGGATCAATTCAACTTGGAGATGTTTCTAAAATTAACTCAAAAAAACTCCTGAAAGAGTATGGAAGTAATTGGATTTTGACAGGTGGATTCCCTTGTCAGGATATTTCAATAATGGGAAAAGGAGAAGGAATTAATGGAAAAAGGTCTGGTCTTTGGTTTGAATATTGGAGACTTATTAGAGATTTACAACCGCAATTTGCAATATTGGAAAATGTCGGAGAGCTTGTTCGTCGGGGATTACGCGAAATCCTGGGAGGGCTTGTCGAAATCGGGTATAATGCAGAATGGCAAGATATACGCGCAAGGGACGTGGGTGCGCCGCACAAAAGAGAACGAATCTGGATTATGGCCTACCCCGCTAGCATCGGATTACAAGGGGTGCGGTCCACACGGGAGCAAGAGTTTTGTCAAAATGCTAAAAAAGAAAAATCTCGTAGCTGTTGTGATGTTCCGTTCAAACCATTACACCGGTGGCCAACTGAACCCGATATGGGTAGAATGGCTCATGGGATACCCCGAAGGGTGGACCGAATTAAGGGACTGGGAAATTCCATTGTCCCTGACATAGCAAAAATTTTATTTGAAACAATTAAACCGTTAATGTAAAAAAATAATTTTAATTTAAATAAACGGCAAAAACCAATAGGACAAAATGGATGTTATGACTTATTAGACGTAAAATAATAAATTAAAAGGAGAAAATATTATGGAAAGACCAACAGCAAAAGAAATGTTAGATTTAATTAAAAAACTTCCGAAGTCAGAAGAACACATACATATTTGTCCGCTTTACGGGGCACATTGTGTTACGAGTGAATTTTTCGCGGGGAACTTTGCCGGTATATCTTTTGAAGCAAACAGTTTTGAAGAAGCTGCTGAGATGCTAATTGATTATATGTACAGGCACATTGATCATGATTCCCTTGTAGGTAACATAGTTGCTGAAAGCGGATTCCCTGATTTAAATAAGGTTTACGAATATTGTAAACGTGACATTTATGAAATTTATGACAAATTTATGACTTAGAATAGAATTGTAAAAAGACAAAATGCAGTTTATGACTCATTAGACGTAAAAATTTATAATAAAAGGGGGAGGTGCGATATGGAAACAGACTCTGTAAGATTTGAAAAAGTAGATAATTTTAAATATAAGTGTTATTTAAGAAGTTCAGGTTTTTTTGTTGGTGAAATTTATAACTCTAATTTAAGTTTAAATCCTGAATTGAAAAACATTGATCTTAGTCCAATATATGAGATTTCAGATTTTATGATGAAACTTTTTAAAATTCAAGTGTCGCCTCATATACAGTTTCAATATTTAAAGAATTGTGAAAGTTGTAGTAATATGCCCTGTAAACATTTTTTAGAGGGGTATTGTTTTAAAAAATAACCTCTAATAGGACAAATGGATGTTATATCGTTTTAGATGGAAAACAATAAAATTAAAAGGAGAAAATAATTTATGAAAGAAATAGCAAAGCACAACGTAAAATCTTTTGATATAAGAGTTTTTCAAGATCATATGGAAATAAACGGTCAAGCATTAGTTTATGATACACTTCACACGGGCGAGCTTACTAATTTCATTACAACCATAATATTACAAGCGTACGAAAAAGGTTACAATGATAAAGCACTTGAAATAAATGATTCATTCAATGACTTTCTTTCTAAAATACAACATAAGGAGAAATAAAAAATTATGGAAAATAAAATCAAAAAATGCTGCATAAAGACCGGAAGCAGTAAAGACATGCATGCAGCTAAAAAAAACGACGATGAAGTATATCGGTTTTTTGAAGAGGATCAAGAAGGCGGTGAAATAACAGAAAGTGAATTCTTTGCTATTGCACTTGATAAAGAGACTAAAATTATTTTTGATCATGTTTTAAGGTTGAGAGAGCGTGTGTGGAGTTTGGAAAAAGAAATCTTAAGAAAAGATCAGACAATTGAAAATCTCAGCAATCCTGTTTCAGAAAAAATAATGAAAAAATTTATTGATTTGATTGATGGAATTGATTTTGAAGAAGAAACAGTGGATGGATCACACGGATAAAATAATAAAACCTTTAAAGGAGTAATTATGGACCTAAAAAAATACAAGCATATAGTCATACGGAAAATAACAAGCTGTATAAGTGACTATAATATATACTCAGCGGGAAAAACCGCAAGATTAGGCACTGTAGCCGAACGTTTTGATAAATTTACATTTGAAGGATCAAGAGGCCTGTCAGAAAAAGAAATGAAAAGCGTTTTAACCTTTATGCAGGATCTCAGGAAAGAAAAAAGAAAACAGAAACAAGCTCTAATGCATGTTGTAGGAAAAATAGAATCCGGGGAATATGGGGCAAAATATTAAAAACATGAGAAAACCAGATTACAACAAAAAAATGATCGTAAACTTGATAAGGGAAGAAGTTGAAAAATTCGGAAGGTCTCCACGGATGACTGACTGCTCATGGAGTCAAACAGCAGTTAATCTTTTCGGGTCTTGGAATGGGGCTTTGATAAGTGCGGGAGTTCCTACAAATAAAAGCAAACGTGTTTTTTGTCTGTCTCCTGATGAAATAATTAAGCTGATAAGAAACAAGCAACAAGCATTAGGCAAAACCCCACGGATGATTGACTGTTCCTGGAAAAACATGGCAGTTAAAGTATTTGGTTCTTGGAATGCAGCAATTGAAGCAGCTGGATTTAATGTTAATAGAATTTAAAAAGGAGGTATTAAGTGAAAAAACACATGCAAAGATGTATTGACTTTTTAAAAGAGAACGGATGGGTTGAGGACACTGAACATAAAGATGAACACAGGACTTTCAACAAGGATAATTGTCTTTCGATTGACATCAATTTAGATGAGATTGTTTTTCTCGACGACTCAGGGGATTGTTTCGATATGCCTGTTGGCCCTTTTGCCTATTATGCCCTTTTGGGCTTTTTGATGGAACTACATCAAATCGATTTTAGTTATAAATCAATTAAATTGGAAAAAGAAAGGCCCCCTCTTGAAGAAATTGACCCTGTTACAGCAAGTAAAAAATTTTTAAAAAGTATTCCAAAAAAAAGGAGGTAACTGAGTGAACATAACAGCAGTTTTATGCGGTACAATTTCAGGTGCAATTATTGGAGCCGTAATCAGTTTGTTTTTGTATTTTATACCTATTTATAAAAAGCATAAGAAGAATAAAAAAGACATGCTTCAAATAAGAAAAGCAAGGAGGCAGCAAAATGAAAAACAATGTAATGATAGACCTTGAGACTTTAGGTCTTAAAAATGATGCCGTAATTTTGTCAATCGGGGCGGTTTACTTTGATGAAACAGGAATTGACCTTAATAACACTTTCTATAGAGAGATAAATATCCAATCATGTATTGATTTAGGGCTGACAATTGACGGTGACACCATAAGTTGGTGGATGCAGCAGTCAGAAAAGGCCCGAAAAGTTTTCGATAACAAAAAAATAAAAACTCATATCAATCAGGCTATTGATGACCTTGTTTCATTTTTAAAAAGATATGGAAATCAAAAAGATTTGAAAATTTGGTCAAATGGATACATGGATATTATATGGTTGAGATCAGCTTTTCAAAAAACAATAAGAGATCTTCCATGGTCTAAAAATGAAAGGGATTTCAGGACTTTCAGAGATACACAGCCCAAACTTGAAGACCATGAACTGCCAAAAGAAGCAACTAAGCATAATGCTCTTGCTGATGCAATTTGGCAAGCCGAATACACTATTAAAATAATGCAAAAAAAAGGAGAATAAATTTATGACAATACACTACAAGAATAAAGATAATAAGCCTATGTGTAACATTCCAAGAAGCTTTTCGATGCAGCTTACAGATGACTGGGATGAAGTAACTTGCAAGGGTTGTACAAAAGTTCGGGATTCAATCGAATACAAAAACAAAAGATTTATGACTTTTTGTAGCCATGATAGCGAGCATAAACATGACAGGCTCAGGCAGGATTTAAGATACCATTAAAAAAATATCTTGACATAAGACAAGACGCTTGCTTTATGTCTTATTAGATTAGAAATTAATTTAAAACAGGAGGCTCATTTATGACACTACTTATTTTTTTTAAAACAATATTTTTATTTTTGGCTTTAATTATGACTATTTGGTCATTAATGAAGATTGCTATTTTTTTTGTTGGAAAAAGTACAATATATCCCGGCTATGAAAGCCTTTCAATTAGTTTTCTTTGGGGTATATTTTATCTATTGACTCAGCTTTAAAAACAACTCAGGAGAATAATTATGACAGAAAAAACAAAACAGACTTTTTTAATGCTGTTAATATTGATATTACTAATAATAATAGCTGTTTCACTGGATCATTACTTCGGCATAAAATTTTATGAGTACTTAAAACCGACTCATCCGATAATAGATGCCGCAATGATAGGAACAGGGGTGGGGCTATAATGGCAGAAATAAATCACATATTAACAGATCAAACGCTTGCCGAAGTTGACAAGGCCCTTGAAAGAAAAAAAGCCAAAGAACATCCCCGGCATTATCTTGGGATGTCTGAAATAGGTCACGAGTGTTCCCGGCATTTGTTTTACTCTTTTCGCAATGCAGAAACAAGAGTATGGAATGCAAAAGGGGTTAGAGCTACAGAAGACGGCTATATACAAGAGGATGTCATGGCAGAACGCTTGCGCATGGTTCCGGGAATTAAGCTATTGACAGAAGATCCTAACAAAGACCCCGGATCACAAATAGGGTTTAATATGCTTCTTGGGCATTTTCTAGGCCACTGTGACGGCATGATTACGGGAATAAAAGAGGCCCCTACAGCATGGCATATATGGGAGCATAAAAGCTGCGATAATACCGGAGGGAACAAATACGGAAAATTCTTAAAAGCAAAAGAAACACATGGCGACAAAAACGCTCTTGAAAACTGGGATTATATATATTACTGTCAGGGGCAAATCTACATGCATTGTAGTCAAATGACACGGCATTTTATTACAGTTACAAGCCCCGGAGGTCGCAATTATTCCAGCACACGGACGGAATACAGCGCACAGACAGCCAATTATTTAATAGATAAGGCACAGGGCATTATTTTTGACCCTGACTTTATGCCCGGAAAAACATGTGAAAGACCCGAGTATATAACGTGTAGTTGGTGCGCTTACAAAGATTTGTGCCATTTTGACTACTTTCCGCTTGTACACTGTAAAACATGTCGGTACAGAGAATGTATAAAAGACGGGGAAAGTAGATGTCTCAATGACAATAGCATTATAGATAAGGACATGTTAAATGTAGGCTGCAACAACCATGTTTATAACCCGGCTTTAATTCAGGCTGAAATATTAGAACAACAAAGGGAGTGTACTATTTTTAAAAATAAAAACGGGGCGGTCTTTGCAAATTGTTCAGCCACAGGTTTTCCTACTGTAAAAAAAGATGAAAGCTTACAGCTTTTTACGTCAAAGCAACTGCGGGAAGACATTAAAAAACTTGACTCAATTTTACCCGCTAACTCAGCAACAGCGCAGGTGCAGAAAGCTTTTTCAGGAGAAATTATTGTTGATGACATCCCGAAAAGGTGGGAAACAGTAAAAGAATTTGAAAACAAAGGAGAGTAAAAAGTATGTTAGAAAAAACAATGAAACAAATTATCAAAAAAAAGATTAACCAATGGATTGAAACTATTGACGATGACAAAGTCAAATATGCAATTGAAAAGGATCTAATTATCACAGGCGGATGTTTTACGTCTATGATTCAAAATGAAACACCGAATGATTTTGATTGTTATTTCAGGACAAAGGAATCTATTTTAGTTGTGGCTGAATATTATGCCAAAAAGTGGAATGAGGCGCACGAAGGGCAAGAAAATAAAATCGGCTATAAAACAAAAATATTTGTTTTAGATGGAGCCAACCCCTCAAAAGAAATATTGAGTTACTTTGGTGTTACAGACATAAAAGACAGTCAGGCAGTTATGTTGTCAAATTGCCCTCCCGAACGTATTAAAATGATTTTCCCCAGTGATGGAATAACTGGAGATCCCGCCGAAGTCAATGCTAATGAAGAGCTTGGCATGGGTAGTTCCAAAATAATATCCGAAACAATAATAGAAGAACTTGACGAAACAAAAGCTGATGATATAATAAAAAAGGAGAAAAAGAAATATTTCCCGGTTTTTATCTCTTCAAATGCAATTACACTGTCAAACGGCATTCAAATTGTTGTCAGGTTTTACGGGGAACCGGACAAAATACACGAAACCTATGATTTTGAACACACAAAGGCGTATTATGATAATTACAACAACACCCTTGATATTCCTAAAATTGTTTATGAGCATGTTATAAATAAAACTTTGAGATACAGCGGGAGCTTATATCCTGTGTGTTCAATTTTTCGGGTTCGTAAATTTATAGAACGGGGCTGGACCATAAACGCCGGGCAGTTGTTAAAAATGTGCTTTCAGATCAGTCAACTTGATTTAACTGACATTAACACCCTTGAGGATCAGCTAATCGGTGTGGATTCTATCTATTTTATGAATCTTATTGAACAGTTTAGGCGGCAGCAGCAGGAAGACCCTAACTTTCAAATTACAAGTGGGTATGTAATGTCTATTGTGGACAAAATATTTTAAGGGTGGCTTAATATGGAAATAACAGAAGAAAAAGTATTATTAGCAGCAAAAACAGGAAGATTTCAGAGATTTTATATTCTGTTTGAATTTAATAACAAAATATTAGGCAGCTATATAGATTTAGAGGATTTTTTAATTTGCAATGGATCTTTAGAAGAGATTAAAAAAACTATATATGATGACTTAAAAGAGAATATAACACATAATTTGCGAAGTTCAAATTTAGAGGAGTTTGATTGTCGGTTTTCCAAAACGCCAATCAAACTACCAAAAAAAGATCAAGAAAAAATAATTTCTGTCTTTTTTGAAATATTTAATCAACTGTTGACCTTGCAGTTTAAAGATAATGGGCCGGGTTGCTTTGAGCTTTGCCCTAAACATAAAGTTTTAATTGTAAAAACTAAAGTCAAGAATGTCTTTACATGTCCAGTAAAAGGGTGTAATTATACAAAAATTTTCAAGGAGTCATAATGGACCAAAAACAAGCCATTAAATTAGCCCTTGACGGTCATAACCTATTTATAACCGGTAAAGCCGGGACGGGTAAAAGCTACACCCTTAATAAGATCATCAAGAAATTAAAAGGTAAAGGGAAAAAAGTGGCAGTGACGGCAAGTACAGGCATTGCGGCTACTCATATTGACGGAAAAACAATCCACTCATGGGCCGGAATAGGGATAAAAGAGAAGCTTATTATAGACGATTTGCATGCATTAAGAAATAATCCATACTCTTTTCGCAGAATTGCGGGTATGAATGTTCTAATAATAGATGAATTATCCATGCTGGATAATTGCAGACTTGATCTTGTTGATCAGGTCTGTAGATTCTTAAAAACAGGAGACAAGCCTTTCGGGGGATTACAGGTTATTGTGTGTGGAGACTTTTTTCAATTGCCCCCGGTTGAAAAGTCTAAAAATCCTCAAATAGATTATTGTTTTTATGCTAAAAGTTGGGCCGCAGCTAACTTTAAAGTCTGTTATTTAAAAAAAATATACAGACAAAATGATACTGTTTTAATTGACATTTTAAACAATATCAGGCGCAATCAGGTTACATCTGAACAAATAGAAGTGTTAAAAGGGTTGTCTCAAAACTTCAAACATACGGACGATGCTGTTAATCTGTATTGTAAAAACGTTGACGTTGATGCAATGAATTTGTATGAATTAAATCAACTCGAAGGCGATCCTTCTTTTAGTTACATGACACACGACAAAAGAGCTCAGGTTTTTCATATAAATGGCTTAAAAAAAGCATGTTTAGCCCCTGAAACACTGCTATTAAAAGAAGGGGCGAAGGTCATGCATCTTATCAATGACCCCCGGACCGGGCTTGTTAATGGGACATTGGCCGAAGTTACTGATTTAAGCGGAATGCATGATGAAGTTTCAGGCGGATATGTTGAAATTAAAACATTAAAGACCAGAGAAACGATCAGTGTAGTCAGACATAAATGGAAACTAACTGAATATAATGCCGGGGGATACGAAAAGATAATCGCATGGATTGAGCAATTTCCGTTAAAACTGGCGTGGGCCTTGACTGTTCATAAAAGCCAAGGGGCTACATTTAATTATGTCAATACTGATTTGACAGATGTGTTTGTGCAAAACATGGGCTATGTTGCATTATCACGGGCCACAGCACTTGAGGGAATCTATCTAAAAGGCTTTAATGAAATTGCGCTTGAAGTGGACCCTGAGATAATAGAAAAAGATAAAGAGTTTTTACAGGAATCTAAAAAAAATGAATAATATTTGTTTAAAAAATTTCTTAGGGCTTAACTATGATCCTTATTATTATCAAAATCAAGCTTATCATGGTTTTTTCAATGGAATTTCAAACCCTGAAAACTATGGTTTAAATCCCCTGATTGTGCTGCCAACCGGGGCCGGGAAATCCCTTGTACAGGCTATGATAATAAAACGTATGATGCAATTTGCGAATACGAGGGTTTTACTTCTTACTCATCAAAGTGAACTTATCAAACAAAATTACAATGAATTATTTGATAATTGTATGGGGAACCCATTTTTTGATGTTGGTATTTATTCAGCCGGGTTAAAAAGACGGGACACAAGAAACAGGGTACTTTTTGCAGGGGTTCAATCTGTACACAGGAGAGCGTGGGAACTTGGCTTTTTTGATCTGATTATAATTGATGAATCACACCGAGTCAGTCGAAAGGCAAAAAAAATGTACGGGCGTTTTTTATCAGATATGAAGGAAATAAATCCCCGGTGCATTACAGCAGGCTTGACGGCCACAGAATTCAGACTTAAATCCGGTCTGCTTCATGAGGGTGACGACCGAATGTTTCACTACATATGTCACAAGACAACAATAACCGAGCTCATAAATCCTGATGACCCCCGAAATTTAGACGATAAACAGTACCTTTGTAATTTAGTTTCTACACCTGCGGAAAATCAAGCCGATATGTCAAAAGTCGGGGACGTGGCGGGGGAATATAATCAAGGGCAAATGCAGGAGGTCTTTTTAGAAAACGACTTAATCAGAAAAGCTGTCTCTGAAATTGTTGAAAAAGCCTCAGAGAGAAAGAAAATTCTTGTTTTTACCGCCGGGATTGACCACTGCGAAAAAGTCACAGAGGAGCTAATCAGACAAGGTTTTTCGGCTGATTTTACACATTCAAAAAGAGGCGAAAAGACTAATGATAAAGCTATTTCAGATTTTAAAGAAGGCAGGATCAAATGTCTTGTTAATGTAGACAAACTTACAACCGGTTTTAACGAAAAAAGAATTGACTGCATTGTGCTTTTAAGAGGCACAAAAAGCGCCTCTCTGTTAATACAAATGATAGGCCGGGGCAGCAGGTTACACCCGGATAAATTAGACTGTTTAGTTTTAGACTTTGCCGGGAATATAGACTATTTTGGGCCTATTGACAAGATAGAGGTTAAATCTAAAAAGCCTAAAAGCTCACAAACCTTTGAGGTTCCGACAAAAGACTGCCCTGAATGCGGTAATCCGGGATTACATGTGTCCGTTAAAACCTGCCCTACCTGCGGTTACAAGTTCGGAGACGGGGTCAAACATGATGAGACGGCAAGTACGGGGGAAATTATAAGCACTATCAAGCCCCTACAGGAGTATACAGTTGATCACACAGACTACAGTTATCACTATAAAAAAGGGAAACCGAGGTCTGTGAAAGCAAGCTACTACACAGGAGAGGGACTAATTTTTCGTGATTATATTTGTATTGAGCACGGAGGCGGGGGCACAGCACATGCTCGTAATTGGCTAAAACTACGACTACCTGAACATATTGCCGCCGGTTTGCAGACCTCAGAGGACGTTTACAAAGTATCAGATCAAATCTTAAATCCCTTTAAAATCACAGTTGATATAAATCCAAAATATCCCGTAATCAAAGGCTATTCCTTTGAGGTTCCGGACGAACCGGATGAACCTGACAATAGCATTATACCAGTTGAAGAGATTGAAGATGTATCAGAATTAATTTTTTAAAAAGGAAAGAAAAATGAAAAAAAACGAAATTGCTGTTAAAAAAGATCAGCCCTTAGAAATTGATAAAAAAGAAACCGCTTGGAATTTATTATCACCACAGACACAATCAGCCTATAAATCAGATTATGACTTATTTTTTAAATTCGTCAATAAGCCTCCTGAGCAAGTTACCCCTGATGACCTTGCCGGATATATTAAGCATATGGAAACGCAAGGCTTTAAGGGCAACACCATCAATAGGCGAGTAGCTTCTTTGTCAAAACTATTCAGAGTTTTAGCATCTGTAGGCGAGATAGAACAAAATCCTGTGGCAGTTTTAAAGGAATTTCATAACATCCAAAGACGCACATCAAGAGAATTTAAGATCTCCATAACATTAAAAGACGTTCAAAAAGCTTTTAAAAGAGGGTATCAAAAAAAACATCACACTGATCGAACCGCCCGAATAATGCTAATAATAGAGGCATTTGTTGCAACCGGTTTACGGGTCTCATCTCTTATAGGGATTAAAAACTCAGATATTAATGATAATTACAATAAGGATAAAATATTGATAACGACAAGAGGCAAGGGAAAAGTTGAAGATTTTGTCTATCTTGATAAAGAATTGTATGAAAGAATAAAAGAAGTTTTCCCGGATAGAGATGACCGGGACACTCTTTTCTATTCCAAAAAAGGGAGCTATTATTCAAGAAAATATATTTACGCTGAAATCGTTGACTTCTTTAAGCGAACGATTGACAAACATGTTCACCCGCATATGCTTAGACATTTGTACGCTACGCATAAAATCAATGTAGAGGGCCGTCCAATTAAAGAGGTCAGCTTATCTCTTCATCATAGAAATATATCAACAACAATGAGGTATGTGGACACGAAACTTGCCCCTGAAAATGCAAATATTAAGATATGAAAAATTTTTGTCATAAACTAAATAAAAATGTAACCTCAGAAGAGTGCTTTAAATGTTTTTTGAAATATAGCCCTTACATTCAAATGATTTTTTGTATAAGGGCAAATATAGACAGGACATTAAAGCCTCCTGTGGGGTATAAATCAGTAGAGGAGAAAAAGCATGAAGAATAAAAATTCAGGACGTTTTTTATTTTAGAGTTGGGAACGCTGGAGCATCGGCGGAGGGTCCAGCGTTGACTGGAAATTTCTTAAATGGGACATTGGACCTTTAGGCCGGTTTAATCCGCTGTGGCTTATTTATAAAATTCAAATAAAATTACTTTTTTTGTTGACAAAAACAAGATAAGATATTATATTGTAATTAATTAAATTTAAGGAGAAACCACATGACCAGTACAATAACCCATTGCCCAAATTGTGATAAAGTCGCTCATGAAGCATATAAAAAAGGATACACTGATGCTCTTAAAATATTTGAAAAGGAATTATCAGCCGCCTCAGTTTCCAGACCGATACAAATAAAGATCCCTGCTGATGCTACTTTAATTTTAAATGAAACAAAGGAGAACTCAGATGACTGAAATTGAAACCATTGATTTAAGCATTGAGATTTGGACTGAACTTATTGAACGCTTTCCAATTGGAAAAGAAAAATTGTCCATGTGGGATAAAATAAAAGATATGACAAGCCAGTGCCCTTGTTGTGAATTTTATCGATGTTGTGAAGAATGCCCTTTATGGCATTGCGTGTCTTTTATTGGATTCAATGAATGGAAATACTATATTTTTAGCAATGTAGGCACTTATCAAGAAGCTAAAAAAGGGGCTGAAAATATAGTAAGACTCCTGAAAGAATATAGAGAAACTTTGGGGCCTGCTGAAACAAGGGATGAGTTCAGAAGCTATGTTCGTAAAAAATAAAAGGGAGGTACGATATGATAGAGAATAAAATTTCTTTAGAAGATTTAATCAATTGTTTTATGACCATAAAGGATTCTTTTGATTCTTTTATGATTTCTAAAATAATAAGCAAAAAAGATATTGAAGACATGTCTTTTTTAAAGTGGGATAATTTATGTGATGATCCGGTGTATCTTGAAATGTGTTTTTGTAAAGACTGCGCTCCTGACGAAACATTTTTGAATAGTGGTCAAGAATGTTCAAAAATAGCTTTAAAATATTATGTTAATCAAGAACCACCCGGAATTGAGGGAGACTCTTTTTATGGAGTACGGGTATATCCATGCAATGCGTATTTTGTTTTTATTAACTATTCAATGTAAAATCCCAATAGGACAAAAGGGAAATTATGTCATATTAGACTAAAAAACGCTGTTTTTAAGGGCCTGTATGGGCTTTTAAATAAAAAATTGACTCAAAAAATCATTTTCACGGTACTTAAAGGCTATACAGAAGCCCTGTGTAATGGTTTTAAAATAAAATTATATCTCAAAGGAGGCTTAATATGAAAGAAACAAGAATCAAACCGGGGGATAAAGTGCGATTTTCAGATTATGGCCGGGAAAAATATGAATCTGAAAATGATTTTTTATTTAAAAGTGAAGAAGACATGGAAATCTATACTGTTGAAAATATTTTCCTATTGTTTGACAACATAAATAATCCCGGCAAATTAACCTTACTTAAACGTGGACAAAAATATTTTCATATTGATTTCGTTGAACATAGACAAAATCGTTTTGATCTTGATTGGTTTGAAAAAGTTACACCGGTAAGTTCTGAATATTATGATGTAGGGTCTTTTGGTTATATTGATAATTTAATCTTTAATTTTCAAGAAGACAATGG